GTCGAGGTATCCGGCGGGTGGTACGAGGGCAATAAGGGGGTGGCACGGGAGCGGGTAATCCTCTGGCGAGTAGACGCCGAGGCGGTACTTTTTCGGTTTGCCCGACTGTGCCCCCTGGATGTGGTACATCTGTGGGATGCGCCGGAAGTGGTGATCCGATTTCTCGAAACCGGTGACGAGGCTCTGAGGGGTGCCGCTAGTTATGCCGCGGATAATGCCGCGGCGCTCGCGAGTTATGCCGCGGATAATGCCGCTAGTTATGCCGCGAATAATGCCGCGAGGGCCGCGAGTTATGCCGCAAGGGCCGCGAGGGACGCCGCGAGTAATGCCGCGAGGTATGCCGCGTGGGACGCCGCGCTGGCCGCGAGTTATGCCGTGAAGAATGCCGCAAGTTATACCGCGAGGGATGCCGCGAGTTATGCTACGTGGGGCGCCGCACGGGACACCCAGAGCCGCCGCCTCACCGCGATGGTATGCGCTGCGCGGAGGAAGGAGGCTGCCGATGACCGAGGCTGACCGGCTCGTCGTCCGGCTGCTCGCGGCGATCCTGCGTCGCCTTGTACGCGCCCGGCTCGGCGATCACTACCGCGACGCAGCCGAGAGCGATCTCGCGCTGATCGACGAGGCGCTGAAGGAGGCCGACGATGAGCCTACGTAAGTACGGAGCCCGCATCTGCGATGGCGGACCAGCCACCGAGTACGATGCTCTCGTCGCCGAGCGCGACGACCTTGCCCGCCAGCTCGAAGAGGCGCGGGAGGAACGGGCTGAACTGGTGAGGCTACTGAGGGGTACCGCTTTGCCGGTTGGGGTTGATACCGGAGCGATTCATTCCAGAGCGATGGCGATACGAATTCTGGAGTTTCTGGGGGAGGGCGACGACGGTGGGTAGCAACAAAGAGACGAGCGACCAAGAATATCCAACCATAACCGAGGAGGAGGAACTACGCAAGGCACCAGTACCAACCAAGAGAACGATCTCCGTTTCGTGGGACGCGCGCAGGCTCAAGCTCCTGTATCAAGACATGGAGACCCTGGGAATTCCCTACGTCTCCGAATACTTCCGAAGGCTCTTTGATCTGTACCGTGACGAGATGATGAGTCCGTACAAGATCAGACCAGAGGGCATCACACCAATACCGCCCGTCGTGCGGGCGCGAATGTCAAGGAAAAGGAAGAAGAAGAATGACTAACACCATCGATACCCAGAACTCACCGCCGACACAGCTCGTCGGCGTCAACGTCCTCGTCGCTACCAAGCAAATCGTCAGCGACGTCGTTCGCCGGGTCCTCCAGGAGGGCGTCCACTACGGGACCATTCCTGGCACAAAGAATCCGACCCTCTACAAGCCGGGCGCAGAGGCTCTCTTCTGCGCCCTCGGTGTCGCCCCGATGCTCGAAGTCGAGGATCTCTCTCTGGACCCGCGAGACGAGGTGCGAATTCGCGTTCTGTCTAGCGCCGTCTTCCGCAACACCGGGATCACACTGGCCCAGGGTGTCGGAGAATGCTCCAGCGACGAGGAGCGGTACAAGTGGCGCTCCGCGGTCTGCGACGAGGAGTACGAGGAGACGTCCCCGGAGCTTCGGCGGATCAAATACAAGAACAAGCGGGGAGGGGGCTTCTACACGGTCAAGCAGATCAGGACAAACCCGTCCGACTTGGCTAACACCATCCTGAAGATGGCGAAGAAGCGATCACTGGTCGATCTCGCGCTGACCGTGTCGGCTGCCTCTGACACGTTCACGCAAGACATCGAAGACCTGCCGGACTATGCGCAGGACGAGATCAAGAAGAAGGGCTACTCGAAGCCACGCGAGTCGAAGCCTTCGCCGCCGGTCTCGGACGTTTCCGTCCCGGACCTCTTTGGCGAAATCGACAAGTCCCTGTTCCAGGAGGCTGCCAGCAAGTGGCATGACAAGGGTCACATCAGCGGAAAGCAGGAGGGTCGGCTGTTCGCGATCGCCCGAAGCAACGGATGGGAAGAGACCGAGGTGCGCGAATGCGTGAAGCTCTTCGTCGACATGGACGTCTCCGACATTCCGTGGGGTGGCCCGTACGACGCCATCGTGTCGATCTTTGAGGAGTGCTCTCCACGAAGGGCCGGGGCCTAGCCATTCTCGTCTCGAACATCAGGATCACCGAAGACCACGAGTACCTGGCTGACGTCGAAATGCACGGTGGCGCCATCGTCACCGTGCGCCTTCCGTCTGTGACCACCATCGTTGACGACGCCGGTCTCCGACCTTTGTACGAGGGAGTTCCGGCTGGTGTTCTAAAGAGGGCCGGAGAGCGGGGGGCCGTCGTTCACAGGTGCATCGAGCTGGACTTGATGGGCAACCTGGACGACACTTCGATCGACCCGGAACTACAGGGATACATCGACTCGTGGAGGCTCTGGAGACAGAAGCGGGAGATTGAAGTGCTCCTCCTTGAGGTCCCCATTGTCTACCCGAAGAAGCAGTTCGCCGGTACCCCGGACCTCTTCTGCAACCTCGACGGTAAATGGCACCTGATCGACTTCAAGACCAGGGACCCGGTCGAGGGCGACGGCGAGCAGCTCGTGGGCTACGTTCATCTAGTCTGTCATCATTTGCACAGGTGGCAGCTACTGAGAAAGTGTCACCTTGCGGTACTGAGTCTCGACAAGTCCGGCGATGAGGCATCGCTCCGTCGCTACGAGTTTGGAAGGCACTGCGATCAGTGGGACGCCGCGCTCAGATTATGGTGGACACGAAGGGAAAGGCGTCTGCTATGATTGATGTCCCGACAGTCGATGAGACCACATCGGCCCGAGCAGAGGCTCTCGTAGAAGGTGCTCAAGACATCATCAGCGTCGACGTTTCCAGTTGGGCGCCAGAAGACTACGAAAAGGCCCTGAGGATGCTCCGGGCGATACGCAAGACGACGAAGGTGGTATCGGACACCTTCGTTCCGATCAAGCGTGACGCCGACAGGCTAAAGAAGACGATCCTCTCGCAGGAGAGGCGCCTGGTCGTCCCGCTAAAGGAGGTCGACAGGGCTATCTCCGAGATGGTGCGGGTGTACCTTGCTGACAGTGCGGCACGGCACGCCGCCGCGTCGGCGGCATTCATGGAAGCCACCGGATCGGATCTTCCGTCCCCGGTAGAGAAGAGCGAGGTTCACGTAGAAGGCGTGAGCTTCAGAACGCAGTGGAGGTGGGAGGTGGAGAACTTCTCCATGGTTCCTCGACGATACCTGACGACCGACGATCGAAAGATCTCGGACGAGGTGAGGAGACTCAAGGGCGAAGTCGACATCCCCGGCATCAGGTCATGGTCCGAGAAGATTCCGGTTGCCAGATAGAGTCTGGCCCAGCCGTGTTACCGGCTGGGCCAGGGGTGTCTGGTAACCGTCCAGACTGGGACCGAGGAGGCCACGTTTCCCCCCTCACGCAAAAAGGAAGGAATCGACGTCCATGAGTTTACACGCTCGACCCTGGGCTTTTCAAGTCCAAAATGAAGTCGAGGTCACAATGGCCGAGAAATTCGCCCTTGTCTGCCTCGCCAACTACTGCCAGCAAGACGGCAGGAGCACGCCGACAATCTCTGAAATCAGCTTCATGATGTCCGCGTCACGGAAGACCGTGAAGCGGGCGTTGCAGTCCCTCGAAGAGAAGGGCCTCATCAGGCGCGAGGCGCACTTCACCGAGAGCGGGCGACAGACATCGAATACCTACTACCTCGCCCTCAACGAGGAGATCAAGCGAAGGAACAAGGCATTCGAAGACGAGGAGAAGGCGCACGAAGAGGGGGGAGGGGGTCATCCTGACCCCCCTCCCCAATTTGGGGAGGGGGGAGGGGGTCATCCTGACCCCCCCATTAAGAGTATGTATTCTGAAGATAAGACTTCTTCTCTCCGTACTTCGTACTCCGAGAAGAAGGCGGCGTTCGCCGCCGTCTTGGACGCCTCCGGGAAGACACCGAAGGCACGGCCGCCATCCAGGCGGCAAACCTTCTCGGAGTGCCGGTCCATCGTTTTGGAGGCGTTCGCTGCTGCGGAGATAGAAACCGCACCGACAATCCCCATCATCAACAAGTGGATCAAGAAGCTGGGAACCGACCCGTCCGGCGTAGAGAAATTCATGGATTCCATTGTCGCCAGGCTTTCGACGGTTTCCGACCCGATCGTGTTCGTTCACAAGTGTGTCGACAACCAGGCAAGGGGTATCGGTCCGACAAAGAAGCGGCGCGGATTCAGGAGGCCCCTCGGAAAGCAGGAAGATCACACGATCGACGCCGTCATTGCCAAGATGAAGGCGTGCGGTGATGAAAAGAGCCTCCTGTCGCTGAAACGGGCAGGGTTCCCGGTATGAACGACGAAAAAATGGCCGTGGGCGCGCTTCTTCGGTTCCCCGATCTCCTAGAGGCGTGTGGCCTCATACCGTCGGACTTTCGGGACGAAGAGGCGCGCTCTATTTTCACCGCCGTCGGCGACTCCGAGCGGAACGACTCTGGCATGGCGATACCCGACTCGGTCGCGGTGCTGTCCAAGCAGTCGGCGTCGATCGTCCTCGACTACCCGTACGCACCGAATCTCGAAGCGGCCCGCCTCAGGCTGAAGAAGATGAGGCAGGAGCGGCTTCACGAGTCGGTTCGTGGGCACCTGAAGAAGTTTGCAGCGCGCCGGGCCACCGGAGACCTCCCCGGTACGGAGCTGATCGAGGACGTCCGAAGGCTAATGGAGCAGCTCAGGGACTCAGAGCGTGAAGCGTCCTTGCCTACGATGTACGAGATTATCGGGGACTTTGTGTCCGAGCGGAGGATGAAGGGCGACGCCAACGCCGACATGAGGTTCGGACTTCCGTCGCTCGACAGGATGATCGGCGGGGTCCACCCTGGGGAGCTGTTGACGATCTGTTCTCGACCTGGGGAGGGAAAGACGACCCTGGCCCTACAGCTGTCACTACAGTGGGCGAAAGACGGACTGACCGGCGTCTACTTCTCCGCTGAGATGTCATCCAGGGACATCGGCGAGAAGATGTCCTACCGTGCCGCAAGGGTCCCGACCATCGGAAAACTCCAGGATGAGGACCTTGAGAGGGTGCTCGAAAAGTCCCACGATCAGAAGGATCTGCTCGCCAGGGTCAAGGTGGCCGACGTGCCGTCGTTGACGATCGAGAGGATCGGCGCGTCCCTACGAAGCGAAGTCGAAAAGGGTGCCGGGTTCTTCATCGTTGACAACCTGAAGCACGTAGACAAGCACAGCAGGGAGAAGGAGCCAGAAAGACTTGCGAAGGCCGTCAGGGACCTACGTGCGCTGGCGAAGGAGATGTCGATACCGTGCGTCATCCTTCATCACCTCAATCGCCAAGCGGAGTATGCTGAAGACAACGAAGTGCCGCACATGGGCTGGGTCAAGGGGAGCGGAGGGATCGAAGAGGAATCCGACATTCTCCTGTTTCTCGAAGGGTCACCACATGACAGCTTCGAGGGGATGAACGTCAACGGTGTAGGCTCTGTGTGGATAGTGAAGTCGCGCAGAACCGGGTGCAGGGGCCCGTGTATCCGGCTGCTGTTCGACAAGGAGTCCCAGACGTTCCGCGAACGGAAATCGAGCATATGAAGTATTTCGATCCCGAGGATCAGGGCATCGACACGTTCAGGGCGACGATGGAGGCGTTCTTCCTATTCGACAGGGAGATCCTACTTTCGGCGCTGCAAGAGGTGTCCCCGGAGCATCTGGAACAGTACGAGAAGAATGTCTCCATGTACGTTGATGAGAAGGGCTTCGCGAACGAGTCCGTGAAATTCGAGATGTTCTGGGACGCCCTCCAGGGCATGCGCGATGAGATGAGCGAGGTCGCTGCGTGGAAGCGGGAGATCGAGTGGCGCCGGGCAGTAGCAGAGCACGAGCGGTACATGCGCAAGAGCTACCACGAGTCAATGAAGACGCTGATGGAGATGGCGGCAGATAACCCAGAAGAGGCGGCAGACCTCATCGAGATGCTAGAGATCGTCCATGAACCGTACGCACATTCTGGAAAGGGGTGACGCCTTTGGAGGTGTAAAAAGCGAGCGTTATGTCAAAGCTAGGATTTAGGGGCACCCCCGTCAGCGACGAAGACAACTTGAAGCCCGTTCTTTGGTTATTGAGTATTCAAGAGTCGGATATCCGTTGGAGCAACCGGGGGTGCCCCTATGTCTGAAAGTCTCGACATCAAGTACATCAACCTGAGTGACGCGATCCCGTGGGACGACAACCCAAAAGACCATGACATTGGCGCGCTCATACGCTCCATGGAGCGGTACGGCTTCAAGGATGCCCCGATCTACGACGAGACCAAGGGTTGCGTCATAGCCGGAAACGGTCGCATCATCGCGCTCAAGGTGATGCGAGACGACGGGATGGACCCACCTCGCGGCGTCGTCGAGGAAGAGGGGGACTGGAAGATACCGATTCAGTTCGGTATCGACGCGACGAGCCCGGAGGAGGCCGAGGCTTTCGGCATCGATCACAACAACATCACCATTCTCGGCGGAAACGTGAGCATAGACGCGGTGATGGCGATATGGAATGAGAGGCAGCTGAAAACCGTGCTAGACAGGGTAGCGGAGAAGGGGGTCATGCCGATCTCTCTGGATTGGGACGACTACTCGGCGATGAGGTCCGAGGGCGACGGTGCCCAGCCCGACCTGGTTCCGAGTGGCTCTCCGAGTCTGAAGGAGGGCGAGAGCCTTCTGGCGCTGTCCACAACGCTCAAGCCGCCGAGACACAGCGTCCGGCATGGCGACGTGTTCGTCTTGAACAACCGACACATGTTGGCGGTCATGTCGCCGATCGATGACCACCAGGGGTGGGTGCCGCTCTTGTCTGCGGAGGCGAGACCGATCGATCTGTTCTGCCCGTTTCCGGGGCCATACGTATCGTTATCGGAAGAGGCGAAGATCAAGAGCCTGCTCCTCGTGCAACCCGACACGTTCATAGCCGGTCACATTCTCGACAATTACGAGGCGGTCCACGGGGCCACCGCGATAGCGAAGCTCCCGTGACGACGGGATACCTCAAGGTTGGCATGGAGCACGTCTCCAGCGCCGCCCTATCGTGTAAGCACCTGTGCATCTCGGCTGACGAACTGACGAAGGGTTACGAGTTCCCCCCGGAGCTGGACATAGGTGGCGTCCTGCTGTACTCGGGCTCGAACGCCCTCGTCACGGGGGCCATGGGTCCAGACGATTCGTTCGATGAGGTAAGGCGCAGGGACCTTGCCTCATTCGACGGGTGGGAGGAGATGCTTCATCAATATCGAGACGTTCTGGATAGATACCCGGAGCGCGCTGCGGCCATAGAGGTGGACCTCGGAGATTTCTCGTCGCGTGCGAGGTCCAGGGAGGCGCTCTCCCGACGAGGCGTCACGCCCATCTGGAGGCCATTCGACGATACAGAGCAGCAGTTCGACGAGCTGGCCAGTGAGCACGGGGCCGTGGCGGTCGCTCCGATGGTGGGGCTTCACAGGGCGATGAGGGCAGCAATCCTCGGTTGGGTGCAGCGGAAAAGCAGGGAGGTCAAGGTTCGTGTACACTTGATGGGTGCCCATCCCAGCGATCTCCTCGTGGCTTTCCCCCCAGACAGCTATGACACGACGTCGTGGATGTCGTCGGTGAAGTGGGATGGGCACACTCCTCGGGTCTGCATGAAAAGGTTCAGTCGTCTTGACAGGTCATTCCACTACGCAGTCGGCGACGGCAGGCAGTGGAGCACCGGTGTGGCGATGGGCGCGTTCGGAGCATCGCTTCAGGCGCGATTCCTCGGAGGGGTGAAGGAGAGGTTCAAGTGAGTGTCGAAGAATACGACGACTTCATCAGGGGCCAAGTTGAGATGGTGCAAATGACACGAGACGAAGTCTCCACGATCATTCTCGGCGGGACCATCATTGCCGGTCGGGAGATGAACGAAGAAGAGATTGCGTCCACCGTAGGGTCGGCTCGGCTGTTCGTCGCCCTCGGCAGGCTCGTGACCGGGATCGTAGAGGGGAAGCTGATGATGCTGGTCACAGACGGAGAAATGACCATAGCCGAGGCGACGGAAGAATACAGACAGTGCGCGGGGTCTGGCATAGCGGAGAAGATTGACGACTGGCTCGGATTGGTGGCAAACTAGAGACGACGTAGCCCACCATCGCGTCGCGGCCTTCCCATGCGGCCCACCTGGTTCCCCTTGCCAGGTGGGCCATTTTTTTATCTGCTAGCATGAATGAGTGGCCAAGAGAGAGTGCGGAGCAAACCTGGCGAGCGGTAAGACCTGCAAGAGAGCCTCGGAGCCATACTCCGATCGGTGCGCCATGCACGGCGGTCGATCACTAGCTGGCCCTGCGGCCCCGGGCTACATCGATGGTCGGGCGTCAAAGGTGATGCCGAACAGGTATTTCAAGGCTGTGAAGGCATACCTGGCCGACCCAGACCTCATGTCCCTGAAGGAAGAGGTGGCCATTGTTTCCGCCAGGACCGAGGAGCTTCTGGCGAGGCTCTCTACCGGAGAGCACGGAGAAGTGTGGCGGGCCGCCCGGGGGGCCTTCGAGAGGCTCATGGAAGCGGCGAGACAGGGAGACGTCGAGGCACAGCAAGAATCCCTGCGCGCCCTGGACGAGTCGATCCTTAGGGGCGAGGAGGACGAAAAGATTTGGAAAGAAATCCGCGACGTCATGCGCGACAAGGCAAACCTCGTGGACGTCCATCGCAAGCAAGAGCAGGCGCACAGGGCATATGTGACGATCGACCAGGTGACCCTGCTGGTGACGGCGATGGCAGAGATTGCTCGCGACCACATCGAAGACAGGAGGTCGCTCTCTAGCTTCATCAGGCAGCTCTACGGTATGGTCGGGTTGTGGGACGGCGCACAGCAGCCGTCCGTCGAGCGATACCTTGCAAGGCACGAAGAGAAGGCAATAGGGAGTGGAGAGGGACAACCCGCCACCGATTGACCTGTCGTCACCGACGATGTTTCGGATGATGCTCGACCGGTTCAGTGAGCTGGCGCTGGACGATGAAGACAACCTGAGGGATAACAGGCGGCCAGATCAGAGGCCGCCGGACTGGCCCTGGACCATCTGGATGCTACTGGCTGGTCGCGGGTTCGGAAAGACCTACGCGGGGGCGCACTTCGTGAACGAGTGCGAGCAGCGCGGCATCAGGCAGTTCGCTCTCATCAGTGGTACGTCGGCCGACGTGAGAGACGTAATGGTGATGAATCCGCGCTCTGGGATCATCGCCCTGGCCCCGTTAGGGCGAAAGCCTAGGTACGAACCCTCCAAGAGGCGAATTCTCTGGCCTAGTGGCGCGACAGGTATGATTTTTTCGGCTGAGGAGCCGGAAAGGCTTCGCGGGCCGGAGCATGAGGTCATCTGGGGGGACGAAATCGACGCATGGGGAGAGAAGACGAACCCCCAGAAGGCGTTCGACACGTTCACCAACATGATGTTCGGCCTCCGAATCGGTCCCAGGCCGATGGCCATGTTGACCTCCACGCCAAAGCCCGGAAGGCTGGTGGCCAAGATGCTGAAAAGGGCGAAGGAGCGGAATGATGTTGCGGTCACTAGGGGGTCGACTCACGACAACCGAGACAACCTGAGCGAGTCCTTTTACAGCGAGGTCATCAAGGTATACGAGGGAACGAGAACGTACCGCCAGGAGGTCGAGGGAGAGCTGTTAGAGGATGTCGAAGGGGCCCTGTGGAGTCAGCACACGCTCGACGAGAACAGGATTCAGGAGTTCCCGGAGGACCTCTCGCGGGTAGTGGTGGCCATAGATCCAGCGGTCACGTCGAAGAAGGACTCTGACGAGACCGGCATTATTGTCTGCGGCGTCGACCGAGAGGGCGTGGCATACGTTCTGAAGGACGCCAGCGTGCGCGGAACGCCACTGGTATGGGTGAATACCGCGGTGAGTTGCTACGAGGCGTTCGGCGCGGACTGCATCGTCGGGGAGACGAACATGGGCGGTGACGTGATCGAGGAGATCGTCAGGGCGCACCACCCAAAGGTGCCGTTCAAGCAGGTGAAGGCGACCCGAGGAAAGGCGCTGCGCGCTGAACCGATAGCCCTCTTGTACGAGAAGGGAATGGTGAAGCACTACAAGGTGTTCGATCAGCTCGAAGACCAGATGTGCGCAATGACCGTGACGGGCTATGCAGACGTGGGATCGCCAGACAGGGTGGACGCCTTGGTCTACGCCCTAGCAGAGCTGGTGAGGCCGTTTGGAGCGAATGTCGAGATGCTCGGCAGGGCTGACTGGTGATCGAAAGGGTAGCCGTTGCCCTTTTGCTGTTTGGGTACTGTGCAATACTGTACGGTGTGTCAGAGTGGACACAGATGCCGAGGGTGGTGTATTCCATCGGCGCCGGAGTCGCCGCGATCGCGACGGCGGTGGCTATTTCAGCACCAGCCATAGTCGACGAATACAGAGCGATACGGATGGGAAATGCCGAGTAGCATCTTCACGTCGATAGCCAGGATGTTCGCCAGCGGGGCTGGGCAGCCAGACAGGCGGAAGGACTACCTGCCATCGCACAGGCTGCTACCGCCACACATGGCGGGCCAGAAGGTCTACAGCGACTGGAGTATAGATGCGGCCATCGACGATGGCTACAAATCAAGTGTCTATGTCTATGCTGCCCTCCGAAGGCTGGCCGAGTCCGCGGCGTCGATTCCGTGGGTAGTCAAGGAGAGGACGGAGTCCGGCTGGAAGAGAATTCCAGAACACCCACTGGAGATCCTCTGGGAGAGGGAGCCCAATGGGAAGATGTCCAGGTCGGACGTCGTCGAAAGGCTGGTGCAGAGCCTATACATCGGGGGCAACTCGCTACTTCAGAAGGTTTTGCTGAGCAGATCCGAACCGAATGCGATGGTCGTCGGCGATGTAAAGCAGCCGTCCGTCAAGGAGATCTGGCCACTCCAGATCAACGGGTTCACTCCGATCACTAGTCGCAGGGCGTTCATCACAGAGTACGACTTCGACTTCAACGGAGTGCGGAGGAAGTTCAGGGCGTCGAGCATCATTCATGTAATGTTTCAAGATCCGTCGAACCCATACTGGGGAATGTCGCCGCTTCAGGCGATCGCCAGGGAGATCGACGTATCGGTGAGTTCCATCACATGGTCGATGAACTCGTTCGACAACAGGGCAGTTGCCGATGGGGCATTCGTTTCGTCCGACCCGCTGACAAATGAGCAGTATGCCGCGGCGAAGAGTCGCGTCAGTGAGCAGTACTCAGGAACGACAAACGCCAGAAGTCCATGGGTGCTAGGGGGAGGCTGGGAGTGGGTGCAGATGTCTCTGACCCCGATCGAGATGGACTTCATCGAATCGAGAAAGATGACGAGGGACGACATCCTGTCGGTCTTCGGTGTTCCACCGGTTGTCGCTGGATTTTTCGAAGATGCAACCCTGGCGAACGCCGAGGTCTCCAGGCGCCTGTACTGGGCAGATGCCGTCATTCCGTTGCTGACGAGGCTGGCGGCTGCGTTGAACAGAACCCTGACGCCGCACTTTGGCGACCCGAACGACATCAGGCTGTTCTTCGACGTGAGCGGCGTGGAAGCACTGCGATTGAACAGGGAGAGCGAGTCGAGAACGTTCTTCATGCTACAACGCGGCGGCATTCCGTATCATGAGGCCGCAGAGCTAGTAGGGCTGCGAGTCAAGAGCCAGGGAGAGGTGGGAGACGAGCCGTACGGTATCATGGCAATGGCCCCGGGGAAGGCTAGGCAGAGCCCAGAGAGTCCGGCACAGCCAAAAGCGATGCCAGATGAAGAGTTCGATAGAATGCTTCAGGAGTTCAACCAGGATGAGTAACACAGCACGCGGTTCGAGCTTCACGACCCTGATGGCACCGGCTGAGCTGAAGGCCGAGGCGGAGACCCGTGTGATCGAGGGTTACGCTGCCACGTTCGGAAACGTGGACCTGGTGGACGACGTGATCGACCCTGGTGCGTTCACCAAGACCATTTCAGAGCAGGGGAATAAGGAGAACCGAATCAAGGTGTTCCTCTGGCACCGCGAGCCGATCGGGATGCCGATAGAGATGCGGGAGGACGAAAGGGGCCTGTTCACCAGGAGCCGAATCACGAAAACGGAAGCGGGGGACAAGGCCCTCGCGTGGGTGAAAGATGGGATCGCCTCGCATATGTCCATCGGGTTTGACGTCATCAAGTCAGAAGAAAAGGCACGAGACGACCAGAAGATACGCCACATCAAGGAGGTCAAGCTCTGGGAGTACGGGCCGGTCGTATGGCCAGCAAACCCACAGGCAGTCATCACGTCGGTCAAGAGCGTTGGCATGGAGATGATCCGGTCGACGTTCGGCCTCTTGCCGTTGCTGAAGAACTACATGGCGGCCCAAGGGGAAAGCCTGACCGACACCGAGGCGATGCTCCTGGAGACCGTGTGCAAGGAGATGGAGGGCATCAGCGCCGATCTCCGCAAGATGATAATCAACCACCTAGCCGGAACCAGGGAGTCGGAGCCTCGGGCCACCACTCCCGAGCCGGGCGGCGACGAACCGACTGAAAGTGTGGAGCCGGGCCACAAGGGCACCACTCTGCAAATGACAGACGACGAAGTCGAAGCGGTCCACTCAGTGGTCCTCCAGCTAAAACGACAACTCACAAACACATAACGGAGACATGATGCCCGACAACATCACTAAGCTCCTGGCGGACCTCGACGAGGTGAAGGGCGAGCTGATCCAGCGCGTCACGAAGCAGGACGAGGAAATCGCCGAGCTGAAAGAGGCCAGACCCGAGACGGCGAAGGCCATCACCAAGCTGACAGAGGACTACGACGGTCTGAAGTCCCGCATCAAGGAGGAGCAGGAGAAGCTCAGCCAGCGGGTCGACGAAGTCGAGTCTTCGGTTCAGAGAGACCTCCTGGTGGAGAGCGAGGCTCGCGAAGCCTACAAGTCCCCCGGAGAGGTGTTCACGGAGTCGGATGAATACAAGGCGATGCTAGAGCGGCGCGAGGAGAAGACCACGCCGGTCGACTTCGAGCGACTCATCTACTCCTCGTCCGAGGTGAAGACGCTGCTCACGAGCACCGTTGCCACCAGGTTCATCGAGCCGCAAAGGCTCGCGGAGCTGTTCCGGTTCTCCGACCGCAGCCTCATGGTACGGGACCTGTTTCAGGTTCGTCGCACCACGAGCAACCAGATCGAGTATCTCGAAGAGTCGGGATTCTACGATGCGGGCGCAACCGCAACGATCACGACCGGGGTCGAGACGACCGGCACCTGTGTGCTGACCCTGGCGGTCGCCAACTCCTCGTTGGTCGAGGGGCAGCGGATCGTAGTCTCTGGTGACACGGGCGCACCGACGGTCTACAACAAGACCCACGTCATCACCAAGGTGACGTCGAGCACCGTCATCGAGATTCAGGTGGCGTCCGGCACCGGTAACATGGCCGGTACGCCGGTCTACGTCGCTGCGGACTCGGGTGGTGCAGCGGCCATGGTGGCAGAAGGCAACGCGAAGGCGGAGTCGACCGCGACCTTCGAGCTGAAGACCGCCAGCGTCCAGACCCTCGCTCACTGGCTGCCGGTGACGAGGCAGGCGGCGGCAGATCAGGCATTCCTGCGGGCGTACATCAACGACAGGCTCCTGTATGGCCTGGCGTTCGAGGAAGAGGCCCAGTTGCTGTACGGCAACGGAACGTCACCGAATCTGACCGGTCTCCTGACGAACACCGATCGTCAGACCTTCGTATGGTCGACGGACGGCGTGACTGGTGACACGAAGATCGATGCCATCAGGAAGGCGATGACGCAGGTCTGGCGGGTGAACTACGCAGCCGATGGTTGCGTCCTCAACCCGGTCGACTGGCAGGACATCGAGCTGGAGAAGGGCTCGGACAACCACTACATCTGGGTCAACGTCCAGGAGGGTGGTTCGCCCAGGATCTGGCGACTGCCGGTGGTGGTGACCAACGCCATCAACGCCGCTCAGGGCGTCGTCGGGAACTTCCGGGTGTCATCGACACTCTGGGATCGGGAGCAGGCGTCTGTGCGGATCGCAGATCAGCACAGCACCTACTTCACCGAGAACAAGCTGGCAATCCTGGCCGAAGAGCGACTCATGCTCGCCGTCTACCGGCCCTCGGCCTACGTGGACATCAGCTTCGATTCCGCGCCTGCGTAAGGCAAATGCCGGGTGGTGGCCACGGCCACCACCCGGCTCACTCTCAGGAGGACAACTGAATGGCAATGCACATGAACGAGCTGGGGCGGGCCGCAGGGAGGTTTCCCAGGGCGTCGCTCCAGATCGCTGCGGATGCTCAGACACTGAGCATCGACACGCAGACCATCATCATTTCACCCGGCACCGGCAACTGGACGGCGACGCTGCCAGATCCGGCAACGAGCGGTCAGAGGCTTGCGATCATCTGCAAGGCGACTGGGGCGGGCGACGTCGACGTATCCGGTGCCTTCTTCGCCTCGGCGGGTGACAACACGGTGGTGACGCTCGCCGCAGACGAGTCGGTATACCTCATCAGCGACGACGACGGCTCTGGTGGATTCCACTGGGTGCCGGTCGGCGCAACGGGTACGCCGGTCTACGCATGACGATCGAGGTGGTCGTCCTCACGACCTTCCGGGACGGTAAGCAGATGTTCATTACCGGAGAGAGGCGGAAGGTCGGGAAGTTGGTGTACAAGAGGAACGAGCGGTTCTTCAGAAGGCTCGACCCGGCCCCGACCGAGATGGGCGCCCCTGGCCCGTCGGAGGTCAAGGAGACGGCGAAGAGGGCTCCGAAGAAGAGAACCAGGAAGGCAGCGAAGAGCGCGAAGAAGTGATCCTGCTCGACAAGGGCCAGATGCGACTGTACATCGGCCGAAGTGCGACCGATACGGAGCACGACGAGCTTCTCGACATGCTGGAGCACGATGGGCTTGCGCTCATCGAAAACATCACGGGCTCGTGGTGGGGCGAAGAGAAGGAGGTCGTAGAGTATCTCTCTGGCTTCGACACAGAAAGCCTCTGGCTTCGCAGCCATCCGAATAGTCCGATCACGGCTATCGAATTCCGCCCGGCATCGACATCCAGTACGGAGCTGGAGTTTCTCGTTGGAGGCAACGACTGGCAGACCCTCGTCAGCGACCTCTCCGAGGTAGAACTTGACGGGCGACGAATCTTCTGGGGTGAAAACGTCTTTCCAGCCGGACTGAACAACCTCAGAGTGACCTACAATTCCGGGTTTGTTGCGGGGGCGGCCGACGCACCGGGCGACATCCTGTTCGCCCTAAAGGAGTTCGTCTCGCAGTCGTTCCGGGAGAGGGTGACGTCACAGCCGGTGAGGTTCAATCAGTCTAGGGGTCGGTCACAGTCAGCGAGGGACACCCTGACAGACCTCGTAAGGGGCAGGGTACTGCTGCATGGCGTATAAGTTCGACGTGAAGTCGACCGGGATCGTCGGAAAGGGGGGCTTTCTCCAGTTCGCCACGGAGTACGCCTTCAAACTCGACAAGGGCCTGACGACCCCAACGGCGAACATGGTGATTCAGATAGCGAGATTCGGAAACGGGAGCATTACAGAGCAATTCGCCAGAGAGGCGACGATCTTCGGATCGAACTCGGCGTCACCATGGGCTCCGCGATTCAACACTCCGCAGATGAGGTCCGTAAGTGGCAGCCTTCTCAATAGAAGCGGTGCCTACAAGAAGGCGTGGCAGGGAAAGGGGCGTGGCAGCTTCAGGTCGACGAAGGACAAGAAGCGGGTATCGTTCGGCGTCAACAGGGGGGCCATGCCGATGGCAACGATGCATCAGAACGAAGGGGTGACAACTTATCGGTACGGGCCAAGGAGAAGGGTGGCGATCGGTATGGCGACCGGCCTGTGGCTCAGGAACCCGACGGGAGTCATCAGAACACCAGGGAGGCCCGTATCCCTGAATGACAGAATCGCCAACAGGGCGCTGGATGCGATGGCGGAGTATTTCCTGACCGGGAAGCTGACCGAGGTTTCTGGCTAGTGGGGACCTGGGACAGATTCTATGACCCCCTGAAAAACGGCGGCGATGACGTCGTCACGGACGGTGACGTTGCAGCGGAAGACATCCTGTGCGGACGGATCTACGAGTACCTGAGCGCAAACGCGAAGCTGTCTGAGATCTTCGAGGGTCGCATAGAAATCAAGGAGACGAGGCCACGGTTCGATTTCTCCACCTTTCCACGGCTCCAGATCTATGCATCGAGCACGTCTGAGACGGAACGGCCGACGAACGTAGACGTCAACGAGGTCAGAATTTTCGTAAACGTAAGATTCGACGCTCTCAACGTAGAAACGGTACAGCCATACCACGCCACGCTCGCCTCGGTGCGAAAGACGATCGCGACGGAGCTGAAGAAGAGGCAGGCCCTGCTCGTGGCAACGCCAGGCAACCCGACCGTGAGGCTGTCACACGACCTGACGCCTGGGTTCACCGTGTGGATCTGGGACCTGTCGGCAGACGAAGACAGGGTTGCTGGTAACATGGAGACCGAATGGATCTACAGAGTAGACGTCGACCGAGATAGTCAGAGGATTCTTACGCTAAAGTCGGAGCTTGGATGATGAAAAAGAAATACATCGTAAAGCTGAGAGACAGCTACCTTCCCGGCAAGAAGAGCTTCGAGACCCCACTCAAGGGTAGAATCCTATCCTGGGACAGGTTGACCGGGAAGACGGTCCAGGAGTGTGTGCTATCAGATGAAGAGTGCGCCACGCTCGGGTCATCTGGTATCGTGACCATAGAAGAAGTGAAGCCCAAGAAGATCAAGCCAAAGAAACGGGCGAAGTCTCCAGATGATGGGTCAACCGAACAGTAGGAGGTAGAAGATGCCACTTCCGTTTCTAGAGAGTGCAACCGGCGACCCCATCAACCTGAAGAGGCGGATCGCCAGGCAGGCAACGCGAGGGCTACCGGCAACGGCCAGCTTCAGCGACTTCAGGACGTACGGCGGACCGATGGTGATGGCTCCGGGGCTCATCGACCCGATGTCGATTCAGTCTGGCGGCGCTCCGCTGCGGAAGCTGCCAGGGAAGGTCGACCTGGCGAGCGGTGGGCCGCTGGCAATGGGCGACGTCGACCCGGCGGACCCCGGCCTCATCCTGTTCCTCGCGAACCTCTTCGAGAACTACACGGTCACGAGCAAGGATACGGCCGAGTGGTATCGGTGGGAATTCGCGTTGGACGCAACGACAGCGGCAGATGAATTCCTCACCATCTACAACGACACGGACGTGATCCCGAGGACCACCTTCTACGACATCATGCTCGGCGGGTTCACGGCGGCCGCGAGCCCGGGTGGCAACTTCTCGATGGACTTCCCATACGTCGCCGGTGGCTATCACTTCTTCGGTGACTGGGTAGGTGACACCTGGGCGGCGAACAACGATCCGGTCTTCAGGAAGACGTGGAGCGGCAACTGGGAAGAAACCGGTGATTTCGACATCTACATTCAGGAGCAGTCGAACGACGCGAACAGCATCACGATCAAGGTGAAGATCGGTGCGGCGGCGACGTACGACGGGGCGAACATCACTGTCAACTTCGGCGAGTGGACGAGGATCACCGACGAGAACGACGCGAGGATCGGGAAAAAGGCAGAGCAGATCGAGATCTTTCTTCCTGTCGGAACGACCGGCATCGTCGCGTCTGACACCGGCCACGTCGTCAACCGGCGCCCGAGCTGGACCCCAACGCTCGCAACGCAGCGGAAGATCTCCTCGATCAACACGACCTTTGTCGTCGACGGTGTCGAGTCGAGGGCCGAGGGTGGGTGGTCGATCGAGGCCGCATGGGCAAACCTCGAAAGCGTTCTGGACGTGGCCGGTCGACAGACTGCAACGGTGCAGCGGACTGGCGACCTGTCGGCATCGATCAGCCCGACTCGCAGGCTGGTCGATCTGGACTTCCAGAAGAAACTGCACGAGGCCGACACCATCCAGGTGTTCTTCGACGGTGAGACGGACGAGATCATCCCCGGCACCGCGAATCTCAGGCCATACCGAATGATCATCGGTGCGCCAGCGTGTCTCTTGTCGGGTTCGATGTACGGCGTCGAGCCGGGCGGAGAGAACAAGGAAGAGGCGCTGTCGTTGATGGCCGGTCTGCCAGATGCGGCAGTGAACTACGCAGATGGATACGGCGAGAACATCTCCTTCGGGTCACACCTGAAGGTGGTGGTCGACACCGACATCGCGGCGATTCCGTAAGGTCCGACAGGCGGACGCCCACCGCCAGAAGAACCGGGGTGGGTAGTCCGCCGCCCACTCCGGTGAGATAGGCGACAGATGGCAGACATCACCAAGGAAGCCGCCCTCGAATTCGTTGTCGAGGTAGCAGACGCCCTCAACAGCATGGGGGCCATGGTGAGTGCTGGGCGATCGCTGAATGAAACACTGAGCAACTCCAGCGCCGCGCTTCACAATTACGGTGTAGAGCTGAGGAAGGGGCCACTGGAGTCGCAGGAGGCCCTGGGCGACGCTTTTGATATCACCGGCGAGCAGCTCAAAGACGCCTCGGCGCTGTTCAAGGTCTATCTCACCAACCTGAAAAAGGCGGAGATCACCGAAGACGGCGTCATCGTCAACAACAAGGAACTGGCATCCTCCTTCGACGCCGTAAAGAACCAGCTAGAGACGAGCGGCGTGAGCCTTGTCAAGATAAGGCAGCTGTTCGGGGATGTCACGAGAGACATCATCAAAACGCGGGACGAGCAGGTCAGGCAGAAGGGAACCACGGAGAAGCAGCGACAGGCGTTCTCGTTTCTGACCGACGAATTGAAGAAGGTCAGCGGCGGTATGAAGTTCGCAGGTAAGGCCGCGAACAAGGCGACCAAGGAACTATCCGAGGTCACCAAGAAGCCGATTACGAATTGGGGTAAATTCACTGCTGCTGTCCAAAAGTCGAGGACCGCGGTCGGAAAATTCGGCACAGGGGTAAGGGGTGTCGGGGCGGCGCTGACGGCGCTGACGGCCGGACTAGGGGTCAGGAAGCTGGTGAGCTGGACGGCAGCAGCCGTGGAGTCAGGCAGAGAGCTGCAACGAATGCAGCGCGCCCTATTCGCCGTAACAGGAAACACGAAGGCCGCCGGTGAAGAGTTCGAATTTGTCAGGAACCTTGCGGTCAAGCTCGGCGTCGATCTTGGCACGACTGGTAAGGAGTACTCGAAGCTGGCGGCCGCGGCAAAGGCTAGCGGAGTGGCTCAAGAGGACGTCCACGACATCTTCGCCGCCGTATCCGAGGCAAGCATCACGCTCGGGCTGTCGAATGCCCAGCTGGAGGACACGTTCGTTGCGCTCCAGCAGATCATCTCGAAGGGGAAGGTCCAAACCGAGGAGCTGAGGCGTCAGATCGGTGACCGACTGCCCGGGGCGTTCGCGATTGCCGCCAAGGCGATGAACGTAACGACGGGCAGACTCGACGAGATGCTCGAACAGGGAAAGATAACGGCGCAGGAATTCCTGCGCCCGTTCGCAAGGGAGATACGAAACGAGTTTGGTAAGGGGCTGCCGCAGGCGATTCAGTCTACGGAGGCGGCGATCGGAAGATTCCAGACGACCTTCTTCGAGCTGAAGGCGTCATTCGCCGCTGGATTTTTCGATGTCTTCAAGCAAGAGCTGAACCTCCTGTCCGAGGATCTGGAGAAGAACAAGGAGAAGGCAGAGGAGTGGGGCAAGTTTTACGGCGCATTTCTCCAGACGAAGCTGTCATCGCTCAGGGCGAAGTTGCACCTGGCGAGGGCGGGATTCAACATGATGACCGGGGACGTTGTCGACACTGGCGAGGCGCTCGATAAATTCGTGGAGTCCCAGACGATTGCCATCGGGCGATCCGGGCAGATGAGGAACATGCTACTCGGCAATGCCGAGGCGGCCGCCGAGTACGCGGAGGCAGCCAAGTGGGCCGCGGTGGCCCTCAAGGAGCTGACAGGCGACACATCAACAATCACGGAGGCGACATGGCAAAAAATCCTGGCCATGGAGAACGCGAAGGGCCTATTGAAGGATCTTCAGGATAGATACCATGAGACGGCGCTCGCTCAGCAGAAAATGGCGGAGATGGAGCTGGCGCTCGCAGAGAACGAGAAGCTAAGACACGAGCAGATAGAGAGAGGGGAAGAGCCGGAAGAGGCGCTGATAGACAGAATCGAGCGAACCCAAAAGGCGATGGGAGAGGGAACCACCAAGCTCCGGGCGTTCATCAAGATACAGAAGGAAGACGCGGCGGCCAAGGCCGAAGCCGAGCGGCAGGCACGGAAGCTAGAGATCGCACTGCGAGACCTTCGCAAGGAGCTGGGTCTCAACGAGGAAGACCTGGAGTTCCAGGCAGAGGCGCTCGAACAGGTGGCGCTGGAATATGAGGAGCTGGCAGCGGCCGGTAAGCTCACCCAGAATCAGCTGGAGCAGCTCCGGTTGGAGGGCGGCAAGATCCTGGACAAGTTCCGGAAGATGGGGGAGGAGATCCCGGAGAGCCTGCTCGAAGTCGCGAACAGAATGGGCATCTTCGGAGAAGAGGCCGCGAAGGCTGGCGTCGAAGTCCGAAAGGCCGTGGACGAGTGGAAGAACTACGTCATGGCCGCCGGAGAGGGCGGCGATGTCACTGACGTGGAGGCTGAGAAGATCGTCTCTGGGGCAGAGAAGATCAAGAAGTCGATCATGGAGTTGACCCCAGAAATGCAGCATCTTTTCTTCGACGACGAGAAGATGCTGGAGACCTTTGGGGACATGTTCGAGGGGATGACGTCAAGAGTCCAGGAGAAGTTAGAAGGGCTCAAGGAAGAGTTTCTGGATTTCCAAAACGACCTCCTAGAGGCGTTTGCCCCGGACGACACCGATGCGGAGGCGCTGAAGGGCGAAGTCGCCAAGTTGGGCGAGGAGCTGGAGGGGCTCAAGAGTAAAACGCACCAGACGCAGGATGACCTGAACAGGATAGCGGAGGTCGAGGGTGAGTTAGCAGAGAAGCAGATAGCCCTGGGCAGGGCTACGAGCGACCTGAGCGACGATTTCAAGGCGTGGGGCGAGCAGACCTCGCTGAGTGCAGACCTTGTCGACGAGAAGATCACGGGCCTGATCGAGAACAATGAGGATTTCACGAACGCCTTCGCGAATCTGGACGAGCAAAGCAAGGAAAGCATCCAGCGAATGCTGACGAACCTCAGGGGCCTTGCCGACCAGGGGGTAGCCGATTCGGGGACCGTACAGCAGACGTTCAAGGATATGGGGGACGTCTTCGCGAACAACGGAATAGAGATCGACGAGCTGCGAGACAGCCTGGATGCCTTCGGCGGTCATATAGACCCGGTGGAGCGGTCGATCGAGAGACTTGGGACGGTCCAGGACAAGTCCGTTGAGCAGACGAAGAGGATGAATGCCGAGATGACGGCGCTCACCGAGGGGCTGAGGGATATACCGGACGCGGCGAAGCAGATGTCGGACCACACCCTGATGCAGCTCGCCAGGCTCGGCGCGAAGCTGAGCGAACTCACCGACAAGGTGACGGGGCTCAACAACGCTCTGAACGAGGTGGGTGGATCGTCACCCGTTGGCGCTGCGACCCGACAACCCACCGGGATACCGCCGATAACGAACGACAACATCTCAAGCCCCGCATTTGGCGGCGGTGGAGATGTCATGGGGCCGGGCTAGCTGACGTGGGTCCAGCGTTTACGGTTGACGATCTCGAAGACTGTCTGATGACTGACACCAAACTGAATACCAACCTCACGCATCGAGTAGTCCCCGGTACCGTAGAGGTCTCGAATCTCCCGAACCTGATCCGGGGTGAGGACACTCGCGGAGTTGCGAATCCCCGTGACCTTGCCGACGCGGCCCTTGTGGGAGGTGTCTCGATTGTTGTCGCCAACGGTGCCGATCTTGAGATGCTTAGGGTTGCAGCACGGCGGGTTGTCGCAGAGGTGCATGACGCAGAAGCCGCGAGGGATGAACCCCTTGGCAAGGCTGTACGACACCCGGTGGGCGCGGTACACCCGGCCACGAAGGGAGAATTTGCCGTAGCCCCGGTTCCGGGCCCTGGTCCATTCCCAGCACGCCTCCGGGCCTGCCACATGAATCTTGGACCAGAAGCGTCGAGCCTCGTCCCTCGTAAGTTGCGGGACCTTTGCGGTCCTGGGCATGTCATCATTATATCCAGATGCCACTGTTCACAGTAGATCCGAGGCTGGACCAGCTAGATGCCCTGGGGCGGGCCATCGACGCTGCAACTACCGAGGCGAGGGAAATGAAGGGGAAGCTCAAGGCCCTTGCGGGTAACAGGACTGCACCGGGAGGGGCAAGGGTCCTCTCCTACTCGCCGCTGACCATATACCCGCCATGGCTATTCTCGGGCTCGATCACGATAGCTGACGTTCCCGGGAGCGCAACGACAGCGGGCGGAGCGGCAGCCTCGACGCCACCGGGCGGCGGCGGCTAGGAGTGGGGAATGGGTCTAGCTGAAGCTGCTGGAATGGCTGCGGCGCTGGCGAGTGCGCTGGCGCGTGGCAACCGAGAGATCGACAAGATCGCGGAGAAGGCCGACGATTTCGCGAGGAACGTGAGTCGTCTTCAGGCGGCCCCCCAGCCCGACGTCGTCGCGAAACCGCCGCACCCACCGGCTGGACCGTCCGGTCCAGCAGCCGCCCCGCCACATGTGATACCGACCGGACCGATCGGGAGTGCGTTCGGAACGGGCGGCATCGTGGACGCATCCGGACAATTTGTCACATCGAGCGCCGCGAGCGGCGAGGGCGGCGGCGGCGCGGGGCGGCGCGGGGTGGGCGGGAGGGAGAGCCTCTGGGCGGCTATCAGGAACAGGATTCTGAAGGGGGGCGGCGGATTCTACGAGTTCGTCCAGGCGCTCATGGCGCACGGGCAGAGCTTCTCAATGGAGATGGCGGAGACGTTCTGGACAACCGGCGAGTTCCCTTCGGGCGGGGCGGTATTCGGGACGGCATCGTCGTCGGCCGGTGAGCCGACGACCGGAAGGATTGGCGGGCTGGACCGCCAGCCACAGCTCACGAGCGGGTTCAGTGTGGGCGCACCAACAATGGGGTCGAGGTCGACCCAGAGGACCCTCGACACCATCTCGGACGAAATCAAGGGACTACGAAGCGACCTGAGGAAGGCCGCGTCGGCAGGAACCGAGGCAAGGAGAGACGGACTTGTCTGACCGGGGATACAGCTACTGGGAACCGGCCTTCGACCTGGATGCACAATATCTGAATGGGGTGACGCTCCAGGTGAAGCAGATGCCGATGGTGATGCCGGACGGTGGCGGGGCGGTGAGACTGCCGATGCACGACGGGACGGACGTCGTCTTCAACGTGTTTCGTGGGATCAACGCCTCAGACGGTTACGACAGGAAGTCGCTGAGTCTGACGTTACTCGGTCACTACCAGGAAGACTACTGGCAGTTCAAGAAAGCGAAGATGTCTGCGGCTCCGGTCTGGTACGCACCAGGCTACCGGGTGAACGACGTGTTCACGGCCGTATCCGGGAAGGGATACATCTTGAGCCGAAGGCTTGCGGACGGAATCGTCCCTGGCGTGAGCGAGGCGACCCATCCGACAAAGGTGTTTCTCGACGGTGTAGACACCCCGGGCGCCATCACCATTGGCGGGGATAAGCAGAGTATCACCGCGAACAGCACTGGTGAGATCGAGGTCAGATACATGCCGGTTCTGAGGGTCATCGTGACGTCTGTCCCAGACGTTGTCGAGGCACACAACAGACTGACCATCGATATCGAGATGGACGAAATCAGAATCGGGGATCAGGGGTAGTGTCCAGTGTTGTGGCACTGGCGACGGCGACTACGACCTTCACGCCAGGCATCCAGGCCGACGCCGAAGCTACGACGGTAGCAGCGCTCACCGGTGAGGTGTTCGAGGCCGGAGTATTCGAGGGTGGAGTATTCGGCTTCACCTACGACCCTAGCGTTGCAGATGCGACGGCGACGACGACGAACATTATCGTCGAGAACACGATTCCGATACCGAGCAGCACCGGGTTCCGCATCGTTGCCGGGATGGAGGTGTGGGTCGACGGGGTACGGGTAGACCCGTCGAACGTGACCGGACCGATCTCCGTATCCAGGCATATTTATTCGAACATCCAGTCGGCGACGTTCGCGGTCAAGCAGGGCGCACTCGGGGACCCGTTCACAACGGGCGGCCCGCCAACGTGCAAGAAGAGCATCGACATCAAGGGCGTCTACTACATCAACCAAGCGGCATATACATACAGCCTCCTGACCGACGGAATCGTCGACACGATGCAGGTGGCCATGGCCCCGGACGGGACCGTAGTCGAGAGATACGACGTCCTGGACAAGGGGGCGAGGATAGCGAACGAGCTGATAACCCTCATCATTCCGCAGTGCTCCAACATGAGGCGAGACAAGTTGGTGCGAAAGATCCTCGGGCTGGCTGGGGAGACGCAGTTCCAACTGCCCCCGATGAACAGGATCAAGAAGGAGGTGCAGTACGTAGACGCAGATCCGGTGGTGTCAGCCCAGGAGCACCTGGATGTCGAGGGGTACAGGCTGTTCTGGGGGGTGGGCGGTGGGGCTCGCGTGGCGAGGATGGGCTTTAAGTCGGGTGTCAGCTATGCACCGGCTGTCACGATCAACGAGGCGGCGATCGTCGATGTTCCGCAGCCGCAGGTGCGCGTCCCGGCAGACGCGATTACGCTGATAACGGCCGAAACGAGCGGCCAGGTATTAGAGGGCGACGGGAACTGCGGAGACAAGACGGTGCGCTTGGAGTCCAAATCCGAAGCGGAGTTCGCCGTCGCGAGATACGGGTTCTCTCAGAACGGGGGAACTGGCGCCATCAGCGGATCGGCTCTGACCGAAGAGGCCAAACTGCAAAACACGAGCCTGGTGGTTTTCGAGAAGACCTTCCGATGCGGCGCCCTGGTGAGAGAAGAAACAAAGACATACAAGTGGTACAACCCAGAAACCACCAGATATAAGTACGACACTGGAACCAGTCTGTGGAAGTACGGGGTACTGGACTTGCCACGCTTCAGGACCTCCCCAGCGGTAGACGGTGACGAGCCTGCGTTCTTGTATTGGTCGGATGAATGGCTGCTCGTGTCACACGAAACAGTGGATCACTATTGGGACCACCCGGGGTTCACAGTAACCGGGGCTTCTGGGTTCGTGACGGCCGACGACCTGCTCATTGCAGCAGGGTTCTCAGCGTACGATCTGTACCCCGTGACCCGTGGGCTGGAAGCAGGGCACGGCACGCATTTTCTCGGCACAAAGAGGAACAACACCATCTTCGTGACAGAGGGAATAAGGGATCAGGCAGAAAAGAGGCGGATATTCGGATTGGCCAGGGGCCTCGGATACAAGCTGGGATCCAGGCGCACACTGAGACAGTGGTACAACCCCATAAGCTCGCTGCAACTGACGAGTGATTCAGAGCCGAGAAACGGGCAGGTCGCGACCGGTGACAAGGTTGGAAGGTCGAATGACTCCGAGCTGTTAATTCCAACGGCCGTAGAGGTCGAGGTTATAGAGACAGATGTCGACGGCAACACCAGGCAAAGAACGAACTACCAGTATGGGTGGGTCCGCAGGGCCGGTTCGACATACCTCTATCACGACGGCACAACGAGTAGCGACCTGGATGAGGTCTTCAGCATCAAGTCGAAGACACGCGAGAAGTTCATACTGTCATCTCAGGAGCGGCACACCTCGTTCATGGTGAGCCATGACCAGAACCTCAACCTCGTCACTCAGGAGACGAACGACAAAGAGGGCGGGCCGGACGCCGCCGAGAGGCTCCCCTTCTATGACGAGGACCAGCTGATCGACATCGACATAGAGGATGTAGAGAACCTGTGCAGGCTGCCCGTTGCTGAGTCCGTTCCTCTGAGTGTTCAGGTGGAAGGCTCGGCAACGTGCTATCTCGACAACGAGGTGAAGATCTCCATACCCTACGCGGAGAACGCCGAGGAGCTAGAGGTCATAGGACGGCTGCTCATCAGCGAGTCAGGGGCGTTCCATGTGACCGTAACGACACCGCCATTGTTTTACGTGGACATCGGAAAGGTGATCCGGGTCACCATCAGGAAGTACAACGTCGACCACGTCGCCAGGGTACACTCGATCGAGCACAGCTGGGACGGCTCGATGGACTCGGCGATCCTGTCGGTGCTGGATCTGAGGTTGCTCTAGATGCCTAGCGGTACACATGGAACCGGTACGCCACAGAGGGTGCATGACCAGATCCGCCGGGACATGCGCGGCATCCTGGAGCGAAACAGGCAGAGAACGGCAGACAACAGATGGGTCCAGTATCTGAGGCCAGCCGGGCTGGGAAAGCACGTCGTACGTAACTTCACGAACCCCAGGCCGTACATCGTCGGATCAGCGATTCAGAGAATGACGTTCGTCCCTGGTTCCCAGGTATTGGTAGCGAGCAACACCGGAGAGCCGGGTGAAATCATCATCGGCGCGCCGTCGCCGGGGAGAAGGGGGGGCAACATCAATCCGCCAAACCTACCCAGGGCCCCAACCGGGGCGCCGACCGGTGCCAGCGGAAGGAAGTACCTGGGTCTCAACCTGGCGAGCGGCCAATTCGAAGCCTACGACTACCTAGACGGCACCAGGGGCGACACCATCGCCATTATGTCGGATACCGGGCTCGGTGCGAACGCCCAGCTGAGGGGCGGCGCCCTGGTCTCTGCAAAGAACCCCATCATCATTGGGATGACGTGGGAGTACACCCTCGACAGCATCATGGATGTCGTATGGTGGAACATCGATACGGCGACAGTGAGCATCATCGATCGGTGGGGGGTCCGGGCGGCATCGTTCGGGCTCGGTCCGGCGATGTCGAACTGGTCTGGCACGCTCTACTGGACCGAGGTGAAGACCTCTGGGACAGACGAGTACTACCTCATGAGCACGAGCAATGGGACGTCAGCCGGTGAAGTCGGGGGCGGCGTCGTAGGGAACCTACCAAACGACGGAGAGGTTCCGTATCTCACCGTGCAGCCGTTTGATGGGGCGAGTGCCATGATCCCGTATGGTGACGACTGTGGAACATCGGAGAAACCGGGCTGCGTGGTCGTAGGAAGGGGAGGAGCGACATATGTACCATCTCCGCAATGGGCGGAGGTCCCATATGCCACATGCCCGAGAGATGGCTGGGCAACAGTGGTCGGCGGGTTTGGTGGGCAATCGGTCAAAGGAAGATCTGCCGGACTCTACGCATTCAACAAGGGCGGGGTGGGCGGCTCGATCACGCTGGTGAGGGGCTCGTCATCAGCCGGACATGTGCTGGTCAAGCACGAGGACAAGATTGCTGACGGCTATTCACTCCACGCGGCCGTACCGTCACCGAGCGGCTCTGATATGGTCATTCGGAGGTCGAACGAGTTTGTAAGAGTGCCCCTATCACCAATCGCAGACGTTGCGTCACTGCCATGGACAACCATTTCACCGACGGTGGGGTTTTTCCTGCCGGTAGATTGAGAGTCTGAATGCCTCCAGCATCGGTTGAGATCTACGAGACGGACGACACGACGCTTGCCACCGGGTTCGCGTTTGGGTCGTTAGGCGCCAACGAAACGTCCTCGACGTGGACGGTACACGTCTGGAACGCGAACGGCAGCCCATCAGCCGACGAGGCTACGGATGTCACGCTCGACGTGACCGCCAGAATCTCGGGCACCGGTGACTTCGAGTCCGAGGTGTCCATCGTTTCGAACAGGATGTTCGAGGCAAGGATCACAGGAGTGGTCGGCACGGGGATTCCACAGCAATCGACCGGGTGGCGAGAGATAGGCAGGGGAAGGGCGTTACAGCTCGACAACATCCCAGCCGACACGGCGAGAGTTGTCGAGCTGCGAATGGTGACCAACGCATCGCCTCCGAATCTGGACTGGGAGATCGCGTTTGCGGCGAACTGGGATCGCACCTCGACAGGGCAGGACCAGGGCCACTTCTACACGGGCGGCAACGGTGTCTTCACGGGTGCGGGAGACCTGCGATTCACCGAGATAGTCTGGGGTGGAGACCTGACAGAGACGGGCACGCCAGACATGAACGTGCAGGTCGCGGACCTCGCCTGGAAGCACAGGGGAATCCCCTACATCAAGCTGGCACATGCAATCCTCTATACGGCGGCGTCAACCGACAATGCCTACTGGAGCACCCTGTCGGTTGCCGCTGGAACGATAACCGTGACGAACAGCTCGGAAGAGGCGGACCCGCCGAGCGTAGATAACCGGCCAGCAGTCCCAGATGGCGAGCGACTGCTCGGCTACGTAAAGGTCAACGATACGTCGTCCATCCTCGACGCCGACATCGACCAGTCAGATCGCGTCTTCGGTCTCGGGTACGTGTCGACGAGCGGCCTCAACGCGACCGTCCACGCAGTACAGGCCATGGTCGACGGAAACCTCGTCATCAAGAGATCGACGTCGCTGCTGACGATGCTGGCCAGCTCGGTCAACATGATTTGGCTGCTGCCAAATGGGAACGTGTCAACGACCCTCGAAGCATCCGATCCACAGGACGACCGGGCGATACCGCTGTTCAAGATCACGACGGACGGGAGCGGCGAGACCGCACGGGAAGACCTGAGGCGATGGATCGGTCCACCGAGACAAGACCTGGACTTCTTCATCGGTGGGAACCTGACGACGGGTGACAAGGCGTACGGGGTGCTGCCACGCGGGGGCTACCTGATGTTGCCGCACCCGGTGGAGTTCGCGGTACAGGACAATGGCGTGACGGGCCAGAGTAGGCTCGACGTTCAGTACAGCGAGGCTGGTGGGGCATGGACGACACTGTTCACCGGTGGCACAGGGGATATGCCGACGATCGCCCACGATGCGGCAGACCCCATAGACATCAATGGAAAGCCGGAGATTCTGGCGATTCCATTCAACTCCAGGCTGAGAATCAACATGGACGACGTGCCTAGTGGCACACCATCCGCAGACGCGATGGTCAGGGTGAGAATCGAGGATATCCCGTCATGACGCTTGTCCTGAGATCAGTCAAGGGGACGCCGATCTCGGCGGATGAGTACGACTCCACGGTCGCCTTCAAGCATACGGATACGGGCCACGGGTTGGCCATCGGGGACCTGGTGCGCCTGGATTCCGGGGCATCGCAGTGGGTGAAGGCCCAGGCAGACAGCTTCGCAAACAGGGCCAGCGGGGTGGTGGTTTTCGTGCCTGACGCAAACAATGCGTGGGTCGCGACCCGAGACGGGACGGTATTCACCTGGACGGCTCACGGCAAGGGCGCCACGGGTACGCGGCTGTTTCTGTCCCAGGGGACCGCCGGTGATTCTGGGGCCGACCCGGTCACTGGTGTGATTCAGGAATGCCTGGTGGTCATCGACGCAAACACGATGATGCTGCACTATGGGCGGTTAGAGGAAATCTAATGCGAGTACGGCTGTACCTCTTGATGGTCCTGATAGCCGCCGCGCTGACCGCGCAGACCCATCCGCCGGTCATCGGGGCGACGAGCCTTCCGACGTGCGACGACACGTACGAGGGTCGGATCTTCTCTATCGAGGACGCGTCCTCGACAGCAGATTGTGACAACACGGGCGGCGGTGACATCACAGCGTTTTGCATCTGCGAAGAGGACCCGTCGGCGACATTCAACTGGGTGGTCGCCGGAGGGGGAGGCGGTGCGGCGTTGACGGTGGAAGAGGCCGATGCCTCCCCGTCGGTGTCCAGTGTCGATACGGTGCAGTTCGACCAGGCGGACGGCTTCACCGTGACCGACGAAACGGGCGGGCAAGTACAGATTGATCTGACGCCGAGAGCTGGGGCCGCGTATTCGCACGCCACCGACTGCACCTCGATCACGACCGGTGTCGCGGATGACATTTGTGTCGAGCTGGACGACGAGACACTCTACTCGTGCCAGCCGACTGCCGGTGGATGTGACACCGCCGGGGAGTGGATTCTCACCGGGGACGGCTCCGGCAGCGGGGCCTCGGCGGGAGGGACGGGTGACGTCCAGTACAGCTCGGATGGCGCGGGAGGCTTCGGTGCCGAGGCGGAGTTCGACTACGACGCCGCCACGAACATCATGGATGTCGACTACGTGCAGGCGGCCGATGGAATCAACACCTGCACAGCCGATGCAATCTCCTTCGGCTTTCAGACCGAAACCGACTGGGGGCTCATCCATAACGACGGACAGACGCAGGAGGCGATCAAGGTCTGCGTCAACGGCAGCGGTGAGTTCGGGTTCTTTCTGGGGGGGCCAACGCTAGCGTCCGACCAAGCGATCCGCTGGTCCAGCTCGACGGTGATTACGGGAGACAACCCGGCGACAGATCTGTTCATGGATCGGCAGGCGGGTGGGGTGCTCGACATCTACACAACGGGGAACGACCCTGGGCAGCTGGCATTCATCGGGCACACGCAGAGTAGCGACACCATCGCAGACTCTGGTGACGGGAACCCCGCCACACTGACCCTCACGCCGACGGCCAACGTCCACAGAATCACCTGCAACGATGCAGACGGGTGTGACATCACCCTCTCTGATGTGACCGACGGCTCGATCGATAACGTGTTCCTCGCGGTGCTCAATATCAGCGCCAACGCGATGAACTTCGACGACAGCGCCGGGGTCCAGAACGTGGCGTGTGCGTTCTCAGGGGGGGACCAGACGTCCATATCGTTCTACAGGAACACGGTGGACGACGAGTGGTACGAGGTCGCCCGGTCCGGCTCGGAGTGCGCCGCTGGCGGCACAATCACGGTAGAGGAGGCTGACGCCTCGCCATCCGTGTCGAGCGTCAACACGGTCCAGTTCGATCAGGCGGATGGGTTCACGGTCACCGACGAGACAGGCGGACAGGTGCAGATCGACTTGAGCCCGAGGGCTGGCGCTGCATACTCCCATGCGACCGATTGCACCGCGATCACGACTGGCGTCGCCGACGATCTTTGCGTCGAGCTGGACAGCGAGAACCTCTACAGCTGCCAGCCTACGGCGGGAGGTTGCGACACCGCAGGAGAGTGGATCTTGACCGGGGGCGGCGGTGGCAGCCCCGGCGGTAGCGACACTCAGGTCCAGTACAACGACGCGACGGCCTTCGGCGGCGACGCTGGCTTCCTGTTCGACGAAACGAACGACGAGCTGACGCTGGGTCAGGCTGGCACTCAGAGCGGCAGGTACGCACTAGCCGACTCCTCATCCAACAAGACGTGCATGGCTCAGTCTGGTGATCGCATCTTCCACGACACCGACTGCGACAACACCAAGGACGGCGGGGAGGAGTACATCGACCAGGCCCCGGCGACCTCGGCTGGCGGACCGGATTCCCTTCTGATCGTAGACGAGAAGTCAGCGAACTCGAACGGTGGAGCGTCGACGTCCGCGACATGGAACCAGAGGACGCTCAATACGACGCGGTGGAACACCATCAACGGCGCAAGCCTTTCGTCGAATGAGATTACTCTCGCCACTGGCACCTACTACATTTACGCCTCGGCTCCGGCGTACCAGGCAGATCGGCACAAGTTGCGACTAAGGGACGCGGGCGACACGACGACCTACGTCATCGGTAGCAGCAACTTCTCTACCGGCACCGGGAACGACGCGACGATCGCAACGCTTCAGGGGGAGTTCACACTGGGCTCGTCAACGGCCCTCGTGCTGGAGCACTACACCGAGACCGGAGACGGAACCCGTGGACTAGGAGTCGAGTGCAACTGCACCGAGGTGGAGGTCTTCGCTCAGGTCTACATTGAGGACACGAACACCGGGGGCGGCCCAGGCGACGACATCACGGTGCAGAGCGCCTTCGGCAACCCCGACAGCCCGATCTTCAACGACACGGCGACGATCGGAGTGACCGCGACCGACGCAGCGCCTGATACCGTCACCTGGGACGTCGTCGACAACTCCATCGACTGGCCGCACATCGACTACGTGACGACGCTGACCAGCGACCCCGCGCTGAACGCGGAGGAGTGCTGGTTCTCCGACTCGGGGACCGGCTCCGGCGGCTTCGCCTGCGAGGGGACCGTAGCCAACGCCAACGAGCAGCTCTACCTCTTCCCCGCGCAGGACGGCGCCGACACGATCCACACCCTCGTCACCGAGGGTCTGGCCCAGACGCTAACCAACAAGACGATCGACGTGGAGAGCACCGGCAACGACATCACGACGGTCGAGTATCTGTACTTCCAGGTCGCCGAGTGCGTCGGAGCGGCGGCTCGACTGCTCTGGAACGACGACGCGACCGGACTGACCGCACCGACCGCCGCCTGTAACGACACGGGGTCATTCCAGAGTCCATCCGCCGACTTCTCCGGCAGCGCGGTCAACTCGTTCAACATGACGCTCAGGATACCGCCAGACTGGGACAGCGCAGAGGCCGTCGACGTTTCGCTTCGGTACGTCATCAGTGCTGCCTCGCCGACGGGCAACGTCGAGTGGGATCTCGAAACCAGCAGTTGCAAGGGCGCCGGGCAGTCGTGGAACTCGACCTTCAACGCCGTGCAGACAATTACCGATGCGGCAGCCGCGCAGAACGTACTCAACGACGCGGATCAGGCGAGCCTCACGATGACCGGATGCCTGGCAGACGAGGATCTTGTGCTGCGAGTCTCCCGCGACGGAACGAGCGACACGAACAACGATGACGCCAAGCTGCTCAGCGTACGGGTAACCATGAGAAGGAAGCAGTAGCCATGAAGAGATCTCTACTCCTCGCACTCCTGCTCCTGGCGGCTCCCGCCTGGGGCGGCATCACCGACAATGGCGACGGGACCAGTACGTTCTGGTTCTGCTCGACCGACGCCAACGTCGCCACGCTCCAGACGGCGCTTGAGGCGTTATCTGAGGATGAGGAAAGGGCCAGTATCTACGCGCTGTCGTCCCTCCTGCTTCTGGATGCTGTCGAGGTGACCGTGGGCAACGATGTCATCGACACCACCTACTGCGGAGTGCTGGTGACCGGCAAGTCAGAGTGGCGGGTCACCGCCTCGAACGCGATCGCCGGACCGTGGAGGACGGCGGTGACGAATCAGCTCGGATACCTCGACGTCGAGCCCGCAGACGGCGTGGATGACAGTACCGGGGAGACGAGAAACCAGATGCTCGACCGCTCGCTGAAGCAGGGCCTGAAGGCGTTTGTCCAGGGTCGATACGTCCAGGACGCACCAGCCCCATCGGTGGCGGATGACTTCGACGATTCGCCGACCTTGTAGACTTGAAGAGACAGGAGAAACAGCATGGCCATCGGTGACGACTTCACAATCAACGTAGCGGGGGACATCCGGGCGGATTCCCCAGCAGCCACCTACACCGTCCTGGAGTTGCACCGCTGGCTCCAGGATCTCGCCGACAACCAGTCGACGGCAGGGGCGGCAAACGACATCCTCGACATCACGAGCCTGACGCCGTCGTCGCGCTCGACCGATGAGATCATCACGCTCATCAACGGCTACAACATCGACGACGCGGCTGCGGAGTGGTTCTACGGCGGTTCGATCAAGCAGGGATCCGGTGCCACCGAGACCATCTACTCGGGACTCCGGATTCTCGGCAGCGTCATCGACACGGGGACCCAGATCCAGGTGATCCAGGACAAGGCGCTCTACGACGGAGACGTACCGTTCTGGGGCGACCAGGTCAGCCCGTTCAACGGCGGCGGAGCGGTGCTCGCCCGATTCCTGGTGAAGAGCCGGGAGAACGGCTGCGACATCGACGAGCAGAAGATCCTCGTGCAGGCCCGCAACTACGGAGACTCCTTCTCCGAGTTCAGCGTGACGCTGGGCGAGGGTGAGGCGGTAGCAGCCATCTCAACGGTGGACGACCCGCAGAACGACACCGCCCAGGGCACGGTGACCGCCTACACCCACGTCACCAACACCGAGGGTTTCCAGCAGATCGACATCGGTGACGGCAACGGCAATCAGCCCTACTACAGCAAGTGGACCTACGGCGCCGACACCTCGGGCGATCAACTCAAGGGCGTCTGGGAGTTCTGTAAGGATCTGGTCTCGACCGGCACGGCCAAGACCATCCACGGCATCGACGGCGAGCTGTTCCGGGGCATCACCCACACCTATGTCTACGACAACATCAGCGGCAACTTCGCGGAAGACGAGGAGGTGATCTGGGGCACCGGGGTGACCTACGACACGCTCGCGGGCGGCACCTTCACGGTCGGCAACTACATCCGGTTCGGCACCGGGGGAAACGCCGGTCGAATCATGTACGACAACGGCTCGACGTTCTGCATCGTCGCGCTGGAGGACATCTCCGGCACCAAGACCCCGGTGGATACCGAGGTCATGACAGAGTACGCCGTGGGAACTGGCGCGACCGGCGTCACCGCTGCCGTCGATACCACGACGCCCGTAGCCGATCCGACGAAGGCCGGGGGCCTGGGGCTCCTCCTCGCCGACGACGAGACGGGGCTCAAGCATCACATCCAGCTACGCCTCGGCAGCGCGCCCGTCAACAACCTTCCGGTTCGCGGGCTGACCAGCGCCGCGACCGCAGACGTCAACGCAACGATCACGGCACGCACGGTCAATCCGGTGTTCCTCGGCTCCTACGTGGGCACCATGATCGGAGGCTTCGGTGTCGGATTCCTGCCAGCCGACCTCACGGCGAGCGACACGGTGATCGACCTCGACGGTGACACCAACACCCCGCCGAACAACGTCACCTGGACCCTTGGCGGACTGGTGAGCGGCGAGGACTACGTGCTCGTCGGCCCGAAGGCGGCAGGCAACGACTTCCTCTGGGCGCATCAAGCCCTGAATGCGACGATGAACACCGGCACCGAGACGAGCGTCGTGGTGACGGCGATCCCCGACAATACGCCTCAAGTCGGAACGCTACGAATCACGCTCGACGACGGGCGCAGGCGTCGGCAGGCGTACACGTCGCACAACGGCACGACCACCTACACGATCGCCAGCGCCGACTACCTGGACCCCGACGACGCGACCACGGGCAACGACGTGATGTCGAGTTATCTCGATCTGTTGGCGACCTCGGGCGAGGAGGCGTTCACGACGATCTTCGACTCCGCCGATGTGCTGTGGGTGCGGGTCAGGGACGGAGGCGCTGGCAAGGGCGACACACCGATCAAGACCTTCGAAGTGCAGTCCAACCTGAGCGCCACCGGCGGCTCGGCGACCGCAGTTCGGATTGAAGACGACTGACACAGACAAGGACAGCGCCATGAAACAGCTCGTAGCACTCCTCATCGGTCTCGCATTCACCTCCGTCGCGTGGGCGGCGGAAGACTTCATTCTGTGGAACAACGCGACCTTCACCAGTCCGTTCGACGATGGCGTCATCGCCACCTCGGCAGAGATCGCGAACAACAACGGGCTCAACGCTGTTCGGGTGCTCATCGAATACGCGGACATCACGCCCGACGTGTGCGGCTGCAACATCACCGCCGTTCTGGAGGAGGAGATCTCCAGTGGTATCTGGGTTGCGGTAGCGGCACAGAATCAGCCCTATGGAGTCGAGGGTAACGGGCCGAGCCGAGTCATCATTCTCTCCCCGTCCGTCGTCATCAATCCCGGTAGCGATTTCGTGATCGAGGGGCCGGACGGCGATACGAAGATTAGCAGCCATCAGGGGCACGCGCCGGACAAGTTTCGCGTCCGGCTCACGATGCCCTCTCCGGGGTCGCTGACGAGCATCACCATTTCGGGCTACGGTCGGAAGTTCGAGCAGTAAAAGGGGAGTGCGCTGAGTGGCGCTGACGGTTGTCTTCGATGGCACGAACATCACCCAGGCAGAGGCCGCGGACAGCGCGTCCTGGGCTGAGCAGGGCGGTGGTACCGGCAGTGCCCAGGACGACGATAGTCAGCTCCAGGGCTCCGAGTGCCGAGGCCGAAAGGTATCTGGTGCCACCCTGGGGTTCGCCTTTCAGCGAGCGACGCTCGATCTCAGCGGAAGCGGCGAGCACGTAGGTATCTGGCTCTACGTCGGAACCCGTGGCGCGATCGACACCAAGGCCAACGGGGGGATGAGGGTGCGCCTCGGCGGAGGGTCCGACCCGGATACCTCACCGTGGAACGAATGGTACGTCCACGGCTCCGACACGATTCCGAAGACCAACAAGTGGATGCGCGTCTGGCTCGACGTAGATCGGGGATCGCCGGACAACTCGGCGGGTACGTTCAACGCCAACGACGTCGAGTCCTTCGGTGGCAGCTTCACGGGAGCGGCGATCACCGGCAACTTCCGTAACTACTTCATCGACCGGATCGACCGCATGTCCGGGTCAGGAGGACTGACGGGCACGGGGACCGGGGGCACCTTCGCGGACTTCCTGACCGCCGACGTCGACACCTCGGGCAACGTCTACGGCGTCGTCGAGCGCATTCCCGGCGGGATGCAGATCAACGCTCGCGTGACGATCGGCACATCCTCCTCGGCGGTGCTGAACGACTCGGGCCTGACGATCATCTTCCAGGATGAACAGTTCTGCGAGTCTGACTTCATGGGGCTCACGTTCGATCTCCAGAACGCCAGCACCGACGTCGACCTCGCGGATATCAAGATCGCATCGGCAGGCAGCACGAACCTCGGCGACTTCATCGTGAGCGGCACGACCGGAGCCTTCGATGCGGCTCGCGTCACGATCGACAATCTGCGTATCGTCACCTTCACCAGCGCCTGCTCGTTCCTCGACGGCGCGATCTCGAATTCCGGTCAAATCACCCACGGGGGTGCAGATCTCAGCGGAACGAAGGTCAGCGGGTACGAAGGAACGGTCGATACCGGAGCCTTGACGTACAACCAGACTGCGGACCCGGACGGCGAGATGGACAACATGTCGTTCACCAAGGGAACGGCAGCGACTCACGCCATCGAGTTCGGGACGTCGGCACCGGAGACGATGACGCTGCGCGGGATCGACTTCTCGGGCTACAACGCGAGCGACGCCGCAACCGACTCGACGCTCTACGTCGGACGCACGACCGGCACGACGACCATCAACCTGATCGGCTGCACGGGCAACATCAGTTACAAGTCAGCTGGCGCGACGGTGCTGCTCGTACCGGCCCCGGTGACGACGACGATCACGGTTCGAGACATCGGAGACGACTCGGTGATCCAGAATGCCGTCGTACTCCTGGTGGCGGCGAACGGCACCGGCGATTGGGACTACCAGGCCAGCGTGACGCAGATCACGCGCTCCGGCGCGGTCGCGACGGTAACGCAGACCGCGCACGCTCATACGACAGGAGACTACGTGCTCATCAAGGGCGCGACCGAGGAGGAGTACAATGGCTGCTGGCCCGTCACCGTCACCGGAGCGAATACGTACACCTACAGCGTCCCGGGGACGCCCACCTCCCCAGCGGGCGGAACGATTGTCGCGACCGGCGGCATGTTCAACTCGCTCACCAATGCAAGCGGTGTCGTGACCGATACCAGGAGCTTCTCTGTAGATCAGCCGTTCACCGGGGTCGTGCGAAGGTCCTCGGCGTCGCCCTACTACATCTCAGCCCCGATTGCCGACACGATCGACAAGGATTCCGGGTTCGCACTGACGGTGAGGTTACTTCCCGATGAGTGAGACGACTGACGAGATCCGTACGAAGTACGAAAGGCTGAGGAGCAAGTTCGAGTCCTTGGCCTCGGCATCGCTCACGACCCAGGTGCGCCTCGCGACGCTGGAGGGGGAGATCGCACGGCTGGGGGCCGAGAACAAGCGCCTGTCCGCCGAGCTGGAAGGCCAGAAGACTCTCGTTCAGATGCTCGGAACAGACGCAAACACCAGATACGACGCCCAGAACGCGGAAGTGGAACGCCTGAGAGGCCTGCTCAGGAGCAACGGAGTGGCGATAGGGGGCTGAGTGGCCATCTCGATCACATGGGCCACCAAGGTCATCTACGTCCCGCAAGCCGACCTCACCTTCATCTCCGGCGTGCTCTACGAGCTGGACGTGAACGTGTTCCGACTGGCCCTCAAGGACCTCGAAGACGACGAGGAAGGCATGGCGTTCGTCGACACCCACCGGCACAACACAGAGGTCACGCTGGGCGGCGTGACGTTCGCCAGAACCGTCGAGATCATCAACGGCTATACGGTGGAGTTCGAGGACGGTCAGTACACGGTCCGCTGCGTCGGGGCGAATCACAACATCGCTGATGTCAAAGTGGCGAACCAGGTGAGCCTCATCATTGGGAACAGCGCCGGTCTCATCGTGACAGACGCCTCCGGCCTCACGCCTGGGGAGTCGCAGAAGCTGACAGAGTTCCATCAGGCGTACGGGCTCGACGCCTCCAACCCGGTGACGCACAGGCTTACCCCGGCCCGGATCGAGTTCGCTGGGATCACCCTGGTGCTGACCACCGACGTCGACGGCAACGTGACCGTCACGAGAAGCTGATGGGAAACGAGGCCCTACCCCTGACCCGAGCCCACTACGGCATGGGTGACGTCGCGGCTCCGTTCCAGAGAGTCCGGGCGCGGTATGGGCTCGTCAACTTCTTCAAGGCCACGGCGGGCTATCTCCTATTCACGTTCGCACGTCGCCTGATGAGGATCACCAATGGCTCGTAGGTCTATAGCCTTCGTCCTCTCGGTCGGGAGGCGGGTGTCGCTCCTGCTCGCCAGTAGGAGTAGCAGTTGCAGTCTCGACCTCCGTGAGATCGGGGTCGTGTATGCTGTTCGCAGGACTGAGTTCGACTGGAAGCCGGGAGGCTGAGTCATGGCGGAAGTAAACGAGAGATCTGCGGCACGACTGACGGTCGACTTCTACGACTTCGACAATGCGCTCTCCGCGCCGACGTCGATCACCTACGCCGTCTACGTAGAGGGAACCGAGTTCGAGCTTCGGGCCGACACCGCCGTGTCCCCAGCTTCGAGCGTGACGATCGTTCTCGACTCCACCGATACGCAGATCGTCGACGACTCCAAGGGTCGAGAGACGCACTGCGTGCTCATCAAGGCGACCTACTCTGCTGGCGACGAGGTGAACGCGACGTTCAGCTTCGACGTCGTGAATCTGAAAGTGCTGAGCGGAGTGGCGTGAATGTGACGCTCACCGATGACAAGTGGCGAGGGACGATCATCGTCGGCGTGCTCATGCTCGTCCTGGGAGCCGGTCTCACCCAGTTCTGGTCGGTGGTGGTCGGTGGTGCTGCGCGGCAGCAGAACGTCATCGGCCTGGAGCGCGAGCTGGCGCAGGCCCGGGCGGACCTTTCCGACGCATCGGATAACGTCGTGCGCCTACAGGAGCGGATCAGCGGCCTGGAGCGAGACATCAAGTACCTCACGCAGTCCATCGCCGAGCTGAAGTCGCAGGTCTCCGAGCTGCGGAAAGAGCTGCAGCTACTGAGGAGCAGCGAATGACGGGAACCCTATGAGATGCACTCTGTCAGGTCGGTCATGAGAGACTTTCCGGTCCCGGTGGTCCTTTACGGGGCGCTGCTCGCCACAGAGCCCGCCCCCGCCAACGGCGTGCCGCTTCCCGTCCTCGGCGACACCCCGCTTGCGGTCACTATCGCCATCTTCCTTGCCGCTCTCGCCTATGTCGTGAAGCTGGTCTTCGAGCTGGCGCACAAGATCTCGTCCGGGAGAGACGGAACGAACGAGCGAACGACGGATCACAAGATCCTGGACCTGATGAAGACCCAGGGCCGAATCCTGGAGGCGATGGCGGATCGCGTGAGGGACCTGCACGACTGGCACAACAAGGAAGATGCTACAGAGCCCGGCGTGAAGATATGGTACGTCTCGGGCTGGATGAGGCGAATGCTCACGGATATCAAGTACTCTGTGGACAAGCTGGTCAAGGCCACGGGGACCGTGGCTGTGAGACCAGTCGACATAGACGAGAAGTAGGTGCCCTACTTCTCCACGAGGTCGCTCATGCGGCTCAGTACGTGCGATCGCGACCTACAGATCGTCATGAACGAGGTCATCAGGCACGTCGACATCACCATTATCACCGGACATCGGAACAAAGAGGAACAGGACGAGGCATATAGGCGGGGGGCGAGTCAGAAGCCCTGGCCGGAATCTAAGCACAATGTCAGTCCGTCACTCGCGGTCGACATAGCGCCATGGCCGATCGACTGGAGCAACGAGCTTCGCTTCTGGACGGTGGGCGCGTTCGTCATGGGGGTCGGGAAGTCGATGGGCGTGGAGCTGCGATGGGGGGGGCTATGGGACCGCGGCTGGGAGCACGTAGCCGAGTCGGGGTTCAGGGATCTCGGTCACTTCGAGCTGGTTGTATGAATCGACCCAGGATCATCCTGATTCATGGATGGGGGCCAGGAGGAAGTCGGGGCGCCGTACTGGTGCTGGCAGCTGCGCTGGAGAGGCTGGGGTTCCCGGTCATCTGCCCCTCGTACGGGCACGTATGGAGTCCATGGAAAACGAGGCACACGTCTCGGCGGGTGGCCAAGCAGTGGTCCAACTTCGTCAAGCCCACAGATGTCCTCATCGGTCACAGTAACGGAGCGAGGGTCGCCTGGGAGATGACCTACTACACGGGCGACAAGGTGACGCGAGTCTTCTTCATCAACGCCGCGCTGGACCACGACCTGGTGCCGGGGCCCTCGGTCGCGAGGTGCTTCATCTTTTACAACGGGGCCGACAAGGCGACGAGGCTGGCCAGGTTGATCCCGCTGTCGGATTGGGGTGACATGGGTCGCGTGGGGTACCGGGCCGACAACGGCGGGTGGGGTCCAGACCAGAGGATGGAGAATCACGAGATCGGCGTAGGCCACAGCCCCTTCAGGGACCCGGCCGTCGCGAGCACGTATGCCGTGACCATCGCCACCCTGCTGCACCGCCTATAGGTGAGTCCGGCCCCCGAATCGTCGCCCGCGCCTTGAGGCGTTTGCGGACTATCGGGGGCCGGTGTTGCCTCCAGGTCTACCGGATGGTAGAGTGGAGTTGACGTGCAACGATGAGCACTCAACAAGAGTATCCCACAGTTGAGTACCGATGCCAAGGCGCACGCCCTGGCGAGAGGCGAGGTATAGGCGAAGCCCTGCCTCCGTCCGAGGATCGCTGCGCGTCGACTCCGGAGGCTGGCGGCTGAAATCCGGGCGCTGATGCGGGGCGGCCCCGGTCGATGGTGGACCAGGTGTGAGGGTCGAGCCCGAGGAGTCGGTAGGAGCTGGTAGGAGCGGGGGTCACCCCCCACCCTTCCAGAGTGGGCCCCGCCACGCCCTCCGGTAGGCACAAAAAAAGCCCCCCCCCGTAGGGGCGGGCTCAGTTGCTTCAGCTTCTGTCGGACTTGGCTATGAGGTAGGCGAGCAGGAACCCCAACACCAGGCAGATGGCCAGGGTGCCGACGAATGCCACGGTGGCCTGTGCGACCTCTTCCAGCACTTCAGAAGACGTCGACGGAGTAGACCCTCGTCGGCCCGGGCTCGCCGTCCTCCAGGTACGGGGTCTGCTCGACGCTGTACGAGGAGGCACTGAGCCCGGTGAAGGTGACCTCACCTTCTGGCTCGCTATTCTCCGAGTCGACGGTGAAGCCAGCGAGAGACCGGACGACCCACTGGATGGTCTCCAGGCCGTAGTCACCGCCGATGACGACAGTGCTGTCCTCGCAAACGATCTGCCCCGGCAGGGCGGCGGAGCATCGTCCGTCCGTCAGAACCCTGTCCGGCTCTGACGGAGAAGAGGAATCGAGCCAGTCGCAGGCGGCGAGTGGCAGCAGCAGGAACACGAGCAGGGCGAGCTTCTTCATGACTTCTCCTTTATCTTGCTCAGGATGAGCACTCCTATGTCTGTCGGTGTCCCGCTGAGTACGACGTGCTGTCCGCGCCGGAGCAGCTCGCACGATGCGGCCTCGTTGGGACCGCAGTACACCTTCGTTTCCTCTGCACCTGGGGCCGTCACACCGATGAAGCCACCGATATAGTGGGTGACCTTGGCGGTGCCGTTCTCCTGGCTGGACGTGTACTGTAGTGGCGTGAACTCCGTCGTGACCGCACCGTCGATGGATGCGAAAGCGACGCCCTGCCGCTGCGGCAGAAATCGCCACGAGTCCCAGCTGGAGCAGCCAACAATGGTGACCGCGATGAAGACGAGTGTCAGTAGGTTGCGCTTCATGTTTTCTCCTTACACCTTTCGAACTGTCACAAACGCGGCGACCTCATGGAAGAGGCCGGTAATGTGGGCGGCGTCGCCGTCGTATCGTGTGCCGATGTCGAATTCGAACGGCGAATCGAAAGTGGGAAGCATCATCGCCTCGGCAATTTCGGCGGCACAGTCGTCGATCGGGCACGTACACGAGTACTTGATTTGCAGTCGAAGTTCCTGGTGGTCCGCACGGTCTACGAAGAACTCTCTGAGTGGCTCGCACTTGCAACGCTTATTCGCTGATAGCTCCATGACGAGGTGAACGAGATATGCCATCGCGTTCACCCCGGGGTCCGAAGTTTCGGGGCTCAAGGTCTTCAATACGAACCTCGATGATTCGTGGTGTCCATAATTTTCTCTTTCCTTTCGGACCGCGCTTGGCCCAACCGACAAGCTGAAACCTGTTACCGCAGAGAAGCCACGTTCTGAGGCGTGGCTCCTCTGCGGCCTTGGCTCGCCTGGCGGAGAGGTTGCTTGTCGAGGTCGCCTGGATGCCGAGGCATCCGGTGATACCTTCGCGAATTGCTACGATATCGATGACTCCGAACAGGTCGACACGCTTACCGGCCTGTGGAATCCACCGCTCGACAACTTGCGCGGTCCAGCCTTCTTTGCGGTATAGGGCCAGGGTTCGTGACGATGGAGATGGGCCAGCCATGACTCAATCATACACTTACCCCGTGACAGCTACTTACAGCTGACCCAGGATTCGCAGGTTTGCACGAGGTGGTCATAGTCGCTAGACATGGCCTCCTCGAAGAACTCGTCGATCTCGTCCTGGTCGACATCGTTTCGTCGAAGTGCCTTGCTGACGATACCGAGCAGTCTGTAGGCGTTGTCACCGTAGGGCAGTCGAACGGTGATCTCCGGGTATCTGGGCATCGTTATCTCCTCTCGCGTATGGTCGGATCACCGACAACGGACCGAACGTCTGTTGAGGCATGGGCGTCCGCGACGTTGTTGAGGGCTTGCTCCAGACCTGGATCGGTTCTGCAACGCTTCAGGATGAGCATGGCCATTGCCCGCGTCGGCTCTTCAGCGACGAGCGAGCCCTCAGCGACGGAGTAGACGAACGTGAGCAGTAGGGCGAGCGCCTCTACGGGGCTCACTGGCCCATCAGTCTCCTGAAGAACGAGGAGCGCGTCCACGACACTCTCGGTGGTCCACTTACTCATCGGGGTCGACCAATCTGTACTCGAAGAGGCGCGAGTCCTCGATTCGCCGCTTCTCGAACGTACACCCGATCTGACGAATCTCTCGCAGGCGCCGGAGACCCTCGGATGCTTCCTGGTCTCCTCCTCCTGCGGCGAGGCGAATGGCGCTGGCCGAATGCCAGCGCCCATCCTTCATCAGGAGGTAGACCCGACGGCAGCCAGCCGTCAGGTCCTCCAGCTCGTCTTGGAAGATCGGCCCGTCGTTGGCCCCGAGCATGGCGAGCCTGCGACGTTCGTTGATGTCGGCGATGTCCCTCGATGGGTCGCCACCGAGATTTGCCGTTCGGTAGAGTGACTTCTGCTTCATCTGTCTATCCTTTCTCATAGCGGGCGACCGGCACTCCGCAGATGGCTTCGATGGTCTCTCGTACGTCGAGCTGTTCACCGTCGGTCATGATGAGGCACGAGCCGACCGCCTCTCCCTGCGGCCCGACATGTCGGTACATGCGGGCGATGGTCGCAGGGTTGACAACGACGATCGAGAGGTCGTCGTCGAAGCCGCGAACGGGTTCGCGTGTGAGCCACAGGAAATCGAGCACCATCATGCCACCCGGAGCGCCTTCGAGATCCGCTGCTCGGCGGTGAACCTGTCGTCGCTGTGCTGGATGTCCCTCGCGAGAGCGGTCGCTCCGTTTAGGATGTCCCACTTCGATCTCGCCTGGCCCTCTTCGTCGTATGCCCGCTTCACGATCTTCGTCGCATCGCCTTTCGTGTAGCTGCGGTTGCGCAGGAAGGTTATGACGTCCTCGTCCGTCTTGCCAACGGTCTCAGCCTTCAGCTGAAGGATGCGCGCCTTGTCGCCCTCGGCGGAGGCGTTCGCGTAGTCGTAGAGAATCCGCGTGCCTTCGTAGAGGAACCGATCGGGCGCTCCGAGGGTGTGGCGAATTCTCAGCTCCTTGACATCCTGCGAGCCCCAGATGATCCTGTTGTCGCAGACGACACGGTAGAGAAACGTCATCAGACCGAAGACGCACTTCCCGACCTCGCTGTTCCAGACGATGAACCCCCGGAACAGGGTGTCTCCGTCGACCTCGATGGCGAATTCCGGGTCGACCAGGAAGATGAAGACGTCGCGGTCGCTCGCGTAGAGGGTGGTCGCCAGCTTCGGGTCCCTGTGAGCGTACGACGCTGCCGGGATCTTCCAGTTGCCATTGGCGTTGACCTTCACCACGGACTCGACGACCTGGTGATCCCAGATCCGCCCGTAACTGCCACCGGTCAGGGCCCGCAGCTCCAGGCCATCGTCGGTCTGGGTGTTCAGCGCCAGGATGGTGTTGTTCTCGTCTCGCAGGAAGTTCAGCCCGTATTGCAGGCAATCTGCGGCGAGCGCGGGGTGGATCTTCCTCATGTACGACGCCGGAGCGCCCGCCAGGGAGGACAGCTGCCCGAACGACCAGTGCGTGGGGGTGGAGACCTTACCCTCGATGTCAACGACCAGCGGCTCACCGTTGTACCCGGCGACGCCTCCGTCCGAATCCAGGACGACTTCGACGTCACCGTTCACGACCTTCAGTCGGTTGGGCATCGTCATACGCGGTGCCGATCGCTCGGCGCGACCCTTCGTGTGGCTGTAGAGATCCTCCAGGCTCAGGAATCGCTCGTCGTCCGGGCGGGTGAACCACTGCGTGCTTGCTTTGTAGATGTTTGCCATCAGATGTAACTCCTCGTTCCAGTCGTTGTCGTAGGCTCCGCGTCCGGTTCGACCCAGACGTGAAGACACTTCGTAATTCCAGTCTTCGGGAGATAGAGACCTCCCGAACCATCGGCCATCTCGATCAGCACCTCCTCTGTTGTTTTCTGGATGACAGTTCCTTCTTTCCAGTATATCGGCGGGGTCCACCGGACACGTACCAGTGCCTCGACCTTCAGGTCGTCGTACTTCCTCAGCTCGACCCATCCGACATCACGACTCTTCATTGTCACCCTCCATGGCTTTCCGGGCGTGCCAGATGAAGCTCCTGGCGATGCCTCGCCCGCTCCTCCATTTAGACGCCTGGCGCTTCGTGACTTCGATTCCAGCTTGGTTGCAAGCCTCGCGGAACAGCTCATCGTTGTCGGCGAATTCTCTATGTGTCATCTTTTTGCTCACTTTGTCTCCGTAATGACAAACGAGGAAACCCTGACGAGCGGGTTCCTCTCCTTCCATGCTCGCGATTCAGGGCACCGTGCGGCCTTGGAATGGGCGGCCTGCCTGTCGTAGGCAATGGTAGCGAGATCGACCCACTCGGCGTTTGTCGTGGTGTCCTTGCGAACGGCTATGTAGACGGTCTCTCTGGTGCTCATGGCCCGTCCGTCTCAGCGGCCCGTGGCGGCGTCGTACGCCCAATGGATATGGACATACCAGTTCACCAATCGGCGTCCGTGTCGGTGGGTGCCCGGGCCTCGCCGCGCCGGAAGAAGTCCGCAATCTCGTATCGGATGGACTCTAACCGAGAATGTGTGTCGGCTATGGCCCCGATGAGATCTAGATTTGACTCCCGGATGGCCATGTTGGCATAAGCCTTCAGTAGGGACTCAAGTGAGACGAAATAACCGAGAGGCTCCCGGTCGTCTACGCTGTTTCCCTGCTTGTCTTTCCGTTTGCCTCTGATGCGGACGAGGGTGAAGGACACGCCGTCGTGGGAGATGGCCAGGTCCTTCTCCAGGTAGTAGTCCTTCATGAGGTCGGCCTCTGGTCACTACCCAGAAGGACATCGGTCGTGGAGGGCGTGGTCCAGTCGAACGGGATCGACGGGAAGGAATGGCGCGGCGGATGGTAGTCGAGACGCCGAACCGCCTCGTGCGCCCTGGACTTCTCCCATGCCCTGGAGATGAGCCCGTGCCTCTGGTCCTTGCCGAGCGAGGTCTTCACCGAGGAGAGATCCCTGAGGAGGTGGTTCCGCAGGTGGTAGACGGGGTGAAGGTCGTGGAGCATGGTCCCGGTACGCAGGGACTCGACGAAGTCGACGGCCAGGCCCGGGTCGTAGTTCGAGCAGACGTAGGACCAGAAGCCGATCTCGCTGACCCGGACCAGGCCGTTCGGAACGCTCAGCCTGTTCGCTGCGTAGTTGGTGCAATCGACGAGGCGTGGATGGTCGCGAAGGAGGCCCATCAGCTGTCCGAAGGTGGGCGTGTCGCGCTGGTGGATGCTGGCGCTCGGCTTTCCCAGCTCGCGGAATTTCCAGAAAAGCGTCGTCACCGCCGACAGAGCGCAATAGTTCGAGAGCCCGTGCATCGCGAGGTAGTCCGCGAAGGACCGCTTCTTCAACACGTCGAGAAACTCGAAAGATGCGCTGGACACCCCCCTGACGACGTTGAGGTAAACGGCTGCACCAGAGTCGATGATCGACTGCAAGCGATGCCTGCCGTTGACCAGGCTCCCATCCGTATCGAAGTGGATCGGGATGCTCGCATCCCAGAGGCCGGACACCATCAGAGAGCCGTAGCGAGTGGTCTGGTGCCGGGAGATGGGCCGATGGCGTAGCCCTCCAGGGATCATCTTCAGGAATCGCGCTGCCAGCTCCGGGGTAATCAGCTCGCAGTTGATGTCCAGGTCGACGGGGTCGTTGACGATGGGGTACTCCATATCCCCGGACGTCACGGTGAGTTCGTGCTCCTCGGTCAGTGTCACTTTACTTTGTGGCATGAAGCCTCCTCGTTTTCGATGAAAAGCAGAATGCTCATCATCATTCTGTGGCGTGACCTCCCTCCGTCACTCCGTCTCAAAGAAGACGGAGAGAGGAATCGTCATCATCATTTTTTTTCGTGACGGCTCGGCGTCACGGCGTCTCAAGGCAGAACGAAAAACGTAAGGTCGTCATCATTATTTTTTCTCAAGGACCAGGCCCGTCATGCCCCCTCAAGGAAGATCCCACCCGCCAGAATTGGCGGGTGGGAACATGGGGCGTGCTACCCAGAACGTCCGGTGAGCATCGCGAGCAGCGCAGCGGGTACCAAAACCATCAGGATCGGCACAGCACTCGCGAACAGAACCACGGCGCCCGCCACCGCGACAATCCATATGCAGATCCGGATTGACAGAATGATGGCGCCGCGAAGCTCAGCAGCCGACTGGTTACTCCTCGTCATCGGAACTCTCTGCTTTGTAGAGCGTGAAGTACGGGCACGTACCACCGTCCGACGTAGGCCCATCGATCGTGATGTACCAGCCGTCGCCGCCTATGTCCCACGGCCCCTCGGTGGTCCAGATGAGATCCGCGTCGAATAGCGCCCTCACGACGTCGTGGTCGTTGTCCGCGTCGCGAATCGCCAGCGTGACGCTCAGGCGCATGGAGTCGTTGACGCATGGCACTCCGTCCACCCACCAGATGTCGTAGTGATCTACGACGGTCCAATGGGTTGTCGGGTCGAGGCGGAACTCAGACTCCATCGGAACGCTCCCGCAAGCTGGTGCTAGCGCCGTAGCCGAGGTCACCGCAGAACGACGGGTCGCTCACAACGGCGATGTATTTCGCTACCTCGTCCGGAAGGACCCAGCCCTTCACGGTGTCGTAGTAGGAGATTTGTAGAAACACGCCACGCGGATCGAGGACGGCGATCTCGGCGTTCTCACAGGTCACACTCTGTCCGTGAAACGGACGCTCCGAGCGGTTCTCGCAGTAGTTGCCAGTACCGAACTGGACGCTCAGGGTGTAGCCGTTACCGAACGTGATATGGAACCCGGCGATGGTGCCCTCGCGCGCCAGGCCAACGCTAAATTTCGCCCTGGTCATGTGGTCTCCTCTCTCGGTAGGTCGGACACGGGCCCCCTGTAGAGGGTCACCGAGTGACGCAGGTAGCTATGCGGGTGGTTCTCGGAGGAAATCTCCACCATGTCGACGCCCTCCTCTGTGGCCCACATGCGGACGGTCACAGCGCCGCCCCACGCCATCGTGCATGTCCGCAGGCCGGACGCCTTGCTTCCGATGCGCGACGCCTCGTTGGTCGCCTGTCCCGCGATGGTTCCGTAGAATCGTGCCATTTAATACAGGTCCTCGTAGTCGTCGGGGTCCGAGTCCTCTTCGGGCTCGTCCTCCCATGGGTTACCGTATGCAGCCCTCAGCTCTGTGCCGCAGTGCGCGCACAGGGCTGTCGGCCCCTCGAAGTAGATGTCAGCGCCGTCGATCCTCCACCCGTCGGCATCGCCGTCGAAGTGGATCTCGGGCTCCAGGTTCATGCAGCCCGCGCAGATCATCTCGCAGTCGTCCGCGTAATAGACGATCAGGTAGCCACCCGGCCACGCGAACTCGGGCCACGAGCCCAACTCTTCACGCTGCCGTTTCAGGGTATCCAGAAATCGCGGTGCGCTCATGACGCCTCCTCCTTTCGCAGGTAGTCTCCATGTAGCTCCTTTGCGTGTTCGTAGCCGCTGTAGAAGTCGGCCAGGTCCTCCATCGCTTCACGGACCGAGCCGCTGTACTCTTCCTTGCACTGTCGGTAGAAGAGCAGCCAGCGGTGCATGTAGGCCCCGTCGATCAGGGGCTTGTCCTCGGTGACGTCCACGGCGTACTCCACGGCGCCACGGAGATACTGCCCGGCGGCGAACTCCGACGCCCCGTAGAGCGCCGGACCCTCGGAGGTCATCTCGTAGGCGTTGTGGCTGACTTCCTTGTACAGCTCGAAGATGCCCCACTTGCCGACGGTGTCGAACAAAGCCTCACGCTCCTCGAACGTCGGCCCGCCGGGTTGTCGCATGACGTCTTCGTAGCCCCAGGATTCCCAGGACTCCGTAAACTGCTCGATCTCCAGATGGCTGTACAGCGCATCGTCGAGGATCGGGTAGTCGGAGAGTGAGCGCATCAGCTCGTGGATGGCAACGAAGACGGCGGTGACTTCACCGTCGGCTCCGTAGGGCTTCACCCAGAGACCGGTCTCGCCGTCCCAGTCCCATTCTCCGTCGTCACTGGAGTCGAACGGGAGAAGGATCTCGGAGACGCTCTCTTCGTTGGCCCTGTCAATCAGCTCGTCACCGGTTCCGAAGTCGATCCTCGCCCACTCGTCGGGCGGGTCCGGTTCGTAGGGAGAGAAGAAGTAGCGGTTGCGAGCCCAGAGGCCCACCTCCTGTTTGGCGTATTCGTCTACGTTGTCAGGTACGTAGTCCATGGTCACTCCTTTTGTGCCAACGGCGAACGATACAAAGCACTTCGATAGCCTTCGCTGCCACGACTTCGTCATTTGTCGATGGCGATACACCGACCAGAATCGATTGATGCGGCAGTATGCGAATCAGTAGCTCGGCCGACTGGTCGTATTGGGATGCAGAGGGCCTTGCAGCTCTGGGGTACCGATACATGTAGAAGCCAGCCCCCGTCTTGTCGTGCTTCACCGTGCCGAGTGTGTAACGCTTGGTGAAGCCGGAAAAGCCGGGCCAGGATGACCGATAACTGGGGAGATACCGCGACAGGAACGTCTTCGGCGACTCAGTCGGCCGCACGTCCTTGTAGCAGTAAAGGTCCTCGTCCAGCCAGACTTCACGCGGATTGAGGATGCACATGTTCACTCGTCTCCGTAGTCATCCTCGAATGCCCGGATGATGTCGTTGTTGTAGTACTCCCTCAGGAGGCCCATGACGCCCGGAATGCTGAGGATGACCTCAACGCCGTCGGCGTGTGCCATCTCGACGAGGTAGTCGTTGAAGACTTCGTCCGTCAGCTCCAACGGCTCGTCGTCATCGTAGGCCCCAGCGGCGCGCTCGATGTGCTCCAGGGTGCAGCCGGGTGGCAGGTTGTATCCGCTCATGAGTTCTCCTTTACCATTTCAGGTGCTCTGGGATGAGCTGGTAGATGCGATCGCAGGCGTCCTCCAGCCGTTGCGCCCGCTGGACGAATCCGAGGCGCCGTAGCCCAGAGGCATCGATCTTGATGACCGCATAGGCCAGTTGCCAGTGGTGTGGGGGGTCGTCAAACGATGCGCTGATGCGGCAGAGCGCCGCCTCATGCTCATCGTCCAGGTTGTGAACCGTCACTCGTCACCTCCCTCGCGCGAAGCTCTTCGAGCTTCCGGATCTCACGGACGGCTTGCTTGACTTCCATCCAGCAGCCGTGACGGCTGGCCGTGCCCTTCATGGCCCGCCAGTAGCAGAGCCTTTCCTCGGTGCCGAACATCGTCACGATGCGCCCTCCTCGTCTCCGGACGTCTCACGAAATGCCAGCTCATCCGGTTCGGGCTCTCCGCAGCGAACCTCCATCACGGGCGTGGCCTCGACGCCGACCTGCACGTATCGGCAGGTGGAGTCGGAGGGCTCGCTCGTGTGGACGATGAACTTGATATGGACTGGCACGGAACCTGGAACCAGGTGCCGGTTCTCGTCCATCCGTTGCATGATCCAGCTGTGGGTGTTCCCAGATGTCACCTTTTTACGAATCGGCCGGTAGCCGAGGGTGCGAAGCTCCCGTGCGAATTCCCCGCACGCTCCGTACGGATCGAACCAGAGCTTGCGCGTGGACTGCTCGAAGATGACGGCGATATAGGGGGGGCGAGCCCACTCCTCGACGCGCATCCGAACGCCGTCGTACTGGTAGTCGGCGTGAGAGCCGTACAGCAGACCGCGAAACGCCAGAAGGCCCTCCACGAGGCTCGCGTCGAACTCGGCAGCGTAGATGGATCGGAGCGTCTCTTCCAGGGACGAGAGCTTCACCCTCACGCATTTCGGGGTGTCGTCGGTGACGGTGATAGTGACAGTTTCGGTGATGTTGGTCGTCATGTGTCAGCCTCCTCGTGGCTAGCTGTTGAGTTCGATGCAGGTTTTGCAGGTGGCGGTTTCGGGATGGTGCGGATCAGCGATGGGCCAGCAAGAGGCGTCGAGATCCAGCAGTCGCTCCCCCGCTTTGCAGGAAGGGAAGCTCATACCGGCGTTCACGAAGAGCCTCAGGTCGCGGATGTGTACGGTTGACAGGCCGGACGGGTTGGCCCTCAGCCATGTCTCACTCATACTTGGTGCTCACTGTCCCCATGAGTTCGATTTCCACATAGACGATTGCCTCGGCGTTGGCCCAGAACCTCGGGTCCGAGCAGTGCCCCTCGGAAAGCCTTTCCTTGATCCAGTCATGTGACTCCCTGGTTAGCTCCATGGTGAGCTGAATCGAGCTGGAATCATGCTGGACTCCGAGAAACGGAGGAGTCGGCTCCCCATCGACGGTAATCATCATGTCCACCGGCTCCGCAAACTGTGACGAATTGCTGCGGTAAATGACTTCAATCTCCCTCTGGTACACCTCTCACCCCCTGAAACTGACAATGGTGGCTCCATGGTCCTCAGCCTTTTCCAGGTTCTTCTCGGTAGGTCTCGCACCTCTCGGGAAGTTGGCCGCGAAGATGTCAACCTGGTACTGGCAGGCTCCCGATTTCAGCAGCATGTCTACTGTAACGATCATCGTCTCAGTCGTCCTGGACGGTGAGCGCGGCCAGCGCGTCACGGGCGGCGATCCGGGCCAGTCGCCGGATTTCGCCAGGGTGGATGTAGGTGTTGCTCTGCGCCTCCGCCCACTTGATCAGCTGGACGAGACGAAGCCCGGACTCGGCAGCCGTCTGCGAGAGTCTCCGTAGCCGTATCGTCTGGCTGGATCGCTGGACGCCAGGGTAGGGAATGTGATGGGGAAGATTGGTGTCGTACGCCATGCTCGTCGCCTCCTCTTGTCGGTGACTTTTGCGGTGTGTTAGCTCAAATCAGCGGTCTGGTCATGAGTGTGGCTCGGGCGATCGGCCTCACAGCAGCCTTTCGTGCCTCACCAGGTGGGCCCCTTTCTGTATCGGTGTTCTTCCGTCTTTTGTGCTACGTAGCCACCGAACAGGTGGGGGTCGTTCCGCAAACTTGGCGCGTCACGAGCTGTCAGGCTCACGACACGGCACCGCCTTCGCTTGCTAGCGGAGGCTACGCCGCACGATGTACCGGTGGGGATATCCGACCGGTAACAGTCAATCTTCAAGGAACACAACGTAGCGGTGCGGGATTCGAACCGAGCCACCGCCACGGGCGGAGAGCCGCTCACCCGGGTATACCGTACCGGGTGAGCGGGCCGCCTTCCCGACCCGTCACATGTAGCTTACCGGAAAGCGCACCGAGAGTCAAGGGCAGAGCAAGCCGTGAGAGACTGATCCAAGGGTGTACAGAGGTGTACATTGAGTGTCCAGTGAGAAAAAGGAGGGTGGGGAGGAGGGTCCTCACTGGTTATAACCCCTGGATTGCCAGATAAATAGCGAAAAATACAAGGCAGGGAAAGGGCAGGTGACGAGTAGCAGGAACGGGTGAAAGCGTCAGAAGTTGGGCGAAAAGGGGGTAGGGGGGGGCGGCAAGTCTCGTGCCAGCAACACTTAGGGCCCAGTGTACATAAAATGTACACCCCCCCTCCCTGGGGTGTACTGGAAGAGCCCACCAGCGATCTTACCAGACCAAAGAACCACCATGACACACGGGAGCGCACCCATAACCGCACCCGTCATCATTATCTCCCCAGTTTTCTCACCTGTCACTGCGGCGCTGCCCGCGCCGCAGGCGCGGGCTTCCTGGGGGTGAGGGTTGTAGCGTGCAGACCTCGAGGTCTCACGCTGTATCCAGTTTCCTCCTCATCACCATTATTTTCATCATCATCCCGGGGGGCGTCCGCCTGCAACAGGCGGACGCTTAGGGCCGTGACGGTCGCCTCGGCACAAAAAAAAGGGACCGGGTCGTCAGACCCAGTCCCAGAAGCCTTCAGACCAGTAGAGTGTGAACTCCGGCCTGAGCGGTGACTCTCAATCGAAGTCGGGGGCCTCCCACTCCTGCGCCTCCTCGATGAGCGCGCCCAGGGCCACCGCCTCGTCCTCGTTCAGCTCCCGCACCGTTTCGTACGCCTCCGGATCCGTGTGGACGTAGAGCGCGGTCCGGACCGAAGCCTGCGACGGCAGCTTGTGAGGACGGAACCCCGACGGCTCGGAGTCGAAGAGGATCATCGCGACCGCGACCGCCGTGTCCAGCGCCTCCTCGCCGTTCTCGCACGCGCGCCCCACGTTGACGAACAACTCCTTCAGCGTGAGCCGGAACCGCTCGCCCAGGATTGCCACGATCCGCCCCGACCCCCCGCGCATCCCGATCATCGCCTTGACCTGCTCTTCGATGCTCTTGACCTTGGCCATGCTGGCCTCCTCTCGTTGGTGCCGGGGTAACTCCCGACTCCTGAAGACTATCAGCTTGCGCACCACTTGTCAACCCCCAGTTTCACCTCGAGCGCCCCGCGCGCACCGGGTGCTCGGGCTCGGGACCTCGTCATCATTCTCGGGCCATCATCATCATTCCGGCGCGGACCGCCTCGCTTCGCTCGGCGGGCCATGCTGCCATGACAGGTCGTCATCACCATTCTCTACCAGTCATCATCATTCCGGCGCGGGCTCGGCAGTCCCTGCCGAGCCCCTACGGGCGTGACACTCACAACATAAAGGTTTCTGAAATTTATTCATTCACTCGCAAAAAACCCGCCGGTGAATAATTCACCGACGGGCGCCGAGACCACCTGAGTGAATACTTCAGGCTGAATACTTTCGTATCAGTTTTTTCAGTAACCCCGCCAGGTCGGGCGGCAGTGAATCGTTCACTCGCTGACCCCCTATCTCGGCCAGTGCCGCGGTCGCGAGAATTTCATTTACCACGCCGTCACGCGTGAGGCTGGGGCGCTCGGTCATTCGAATGGAAATCCATTCGTCCACAACCGGAAGAAGATCGATTCGTCTTGTCGCCATGTCAAACTCCCTGCTCGTTCCGAATGATTCGAAAGGCTTCCTTGGTTACCACCAGCGGCATGAACGATCCACGAATGCGACCGATGCGTACGCGCGCATCGGGCACCAGGACGTTGGCGACCGCCTTGAAAGCCTCTGCGTCATCGTAGGTTGCGAAGAACGAAACGACTCCACTCACCAGCGCCCACGCGCTGAAGTTCTTGTGAAAGTTTTCACCCGAGATCGCCACTGCGGGCGCCCATGTGTTCGCGTTGAATAATTTGGCCATCAGTTTGCCTCCTCTTGTTTCGAAACGTTTTCGAACGATCCGTCTTCCAGCTTGACGCCCCACGTCGAAACGCGGCCGCTGAGGTCATGCATGTAATGGCGAACAATCCAGCCGTTGAGGGCTGAATTATTCAACGCTTCCTCGATCGCGCTCTCAGGAGAGAGCCATCGTTCCGTTGCCTCGAATTCGGAGAATCCCTGCATCGCGCTGTAGTCTTCGCGAACGACTAAATACATTCCGGTCGCAACGTGGTAGCCGCTGGCGGTGGTGAATTCTTCGTGGGGCAGGTAGTAAACTGCTACGCCCCACGCCGTGGTCAGAATCGTCTGAATAAATTTTCCCATGCTTTCCCCTTTCGAAATGGTTTCCGTTCGGCGGTCTCTTGGCATACCCTAAGACTACCACATATCCCCCCCGCTTGTCAAGCTCTAAGTCCTTTGTTTGCTATGACTTACGAGAGGCTCCCAGCAGGTCAACCCACTTGCGCACCCGCGCGCCCGTTCAGAAAGGGTTTCTGCTTCAGAAAGGTTTTTCATCATTATTCACCCGAAAGTATTCACTCGAAATTATTCACATCATCATCATCATCGCGGCGGGCCGCCCGCCGAGCTTCGCTCGGCGGGCTATAGCGCCGTGACGCCTCGCCGCCGCCGCTATCACCATCATCATCATCATTATCACTCCGGCGTGGGCGACGCGAAGCGAGCCCATACCGGCGTGATGCCTCGCCGGGGGGGCCGTTTTTGCGCCCGGGCGGGGTAGGGGTCGGGTGGGGCAGTGACGGCGTGGCGGGGCGCCAGAACGGCAAGGCGCCCCGCCCGTGTTAGGGGCGGGGCGCTGTAGGGGCGGGGTTCTGGCGGGCGCTAGCGGGGCTCTGGAGGGGCTCTGAAGGCTAATACTGGTACAGCGGGTTTCCTGCCCAACGTTGCTCGACAGCGTCCGCACAGGTGTCGCACAGCCTGCCGTGCGGAGTGTAGTCTGGCAGGCTCAGGTCGCACGTCGAGCAACGGCAGTCTAGCGGGTCGGGCGAAAGCTGCTGGTCCCCCATGGGGGGAATAGCGTCGGGGAGGTCGGGTTCGGCGTCGGGCTCACCCCAGTGACACGACGGGCAACGACAGTAGCCGTGCTCTGCCAGCCCGGGGCGGTGGCGTGGGCGAACGTCACGTGGCTCCCCCGCCCCCCCCTCTATGACTCGCCCAATGGCGATGAGGTCCGCCTCTAGGGCCGTCCGCGGTTCCACGCCGGGGTCAGCCACGCCGACTCTCCTAAGAGCCAACGCGAACCCCGCGAGAAAGGCTACCCTCTGCGACACCGTAGGGAACCGCTGAGGGTAGCGCGGAACGAGGGTGCCCAACGCACGTTCGAAGTGTCCTTGGTCGACAGCGTGGTCCAGGGCCGCTGCTGTCTCACTCGCCTTGCTAATCTCGGAATGGTGCATGCTCGTCCCCTTTCAGAACGGCAGGCGCGCTATGATGCGCGCCCGTTGGTCGGTAGTGGTGGTGGTGGTGGCCACGTTAGCCTTCACCGCGTTGTAAGGTAGCTCCACCGCGTCACAGAATCCCTGCGCGGTGGCCAACTGTCGGAAGGCGAACAGCATCCCGTCGTACTCGACAGTGAACGGAAGGGGGTGAACGGACCGTGGCTTCGACATGAGGCTAGCTCCTTCTGGTCGTGGGTAAGGCTCTTTGCACTCCCAAGTGTACACCCACTAGACAACCAACGCAACCCCCATCTCGTGGTCGACCCCCCCATGTGCCAATCGCCACCCGGCCCGAATAGCGGTAGCCCGCTCCCACTACAGGAAGACTCAGACTTTCAGGTATACCTACTCTGTAGGGGCTTACCCTTTACATAGACATATAAGTATTTATATATATAAGACTTATAAGAGCAAGTTGTGTGCCAACGCTCCTCGGCCCCCGGGTCGTAGCGGCAGATTGACCCCCTGGGGGCCGTTCCGGTATACTCAGGGTAAGCTCTGCCATGGCAGAGCGCTGTGATCTCGCGGAACCGGTTGACAGACGGCGGAAAGGAGTGTCAGATGAAAGTTACCAAAAGCGACCCACCAGAGGCCCTGGGGTGGCAGCACCACGGGAGGGACCGCAACCCGCTCATGGTCGCCCTGCTGAAAGCAGAACACGGAGAATGGCTCTGCGTCGAGTTCGACTCCGTGAAACGAGCGCGCGACGTCCGTAGCTCCGTCCTCGGCAGCCTGCGGCGTAGCCGCACCGTCCGACACTGGTCGAACTACCAGGGCATCTCCGCCAGAACACGCGTCATCCGCGAACAAGGCGAAGGCGGCGGTGACGTCGTAAAACTCTACGTGCAGAAGCTCGTGGACGGCGAAGACACGGTCGGGATGAAGCGCCGACCCATCACCAAGTGAGTGAACCCAGGAGACCGCACATGACCTCACCAGACACGAACCCGATCGCCACCATCCAGGAAGAGCTGCAACGACAACGCAACTGGCTCGCGGACGAGGTCGCCGACCTGCGGGCTACCCTGCAAGCCATCCGACTCGCGCTCCTCGGCCCGGAAGACGACGACCCGGATACCGGACACGATGGCGAAGAATGAAGCCGACTACGAGTGGGCACGGGAAGAGATCCGGTATCTGCATAACCCAGAGGGATACGAGCCCTGCGACTGCCACTGGTGCGAGGAGGCTACGATGAGTGAGGCCGAACGAATCGCCAGGCTGTTTCACGAAACCTATGAGCGCCTCGCGCCGGAGTACGAGTACCAGACCAGGGCCCGGTCGGCGAAACCCTGGGGGCAGCTTCCCGACGACAACCGGCGGCTGATGATCGCGACCGCTGAGGTAGTACTGGGCGATGTCGCCCGCCAGCTCGAAAGGGCGCGGGGCGCGAGACATGAAAACCACGGCACTCATGTCGAGCGGTGTCCGAAGCACCCCATGAGCCACCTCGCCCGCCAGCTTGCCGAGGCGTTGGAGGAGATTAGCGAGTGCCACCTGTGGCTGGGCTACCACTGCGCGACTGATGGGTGTAAGTGGTGTAAGGAGGCCGACGACGATGAGTGAAGTGACGCGATGCGTGCCATGTGCTCGCTGCGGCTGCTCGATGGGTTGGGACGATAGCGAGCACGATGGGGAGGTGTGCGAGGACTGCGTGACGGTCAAGCAAGTCACCGAGGAGCGTGACGACCTCGCCCGCCAACTCGAAGAGGCGAAGGAGGAGATCAGCGAGTGTCATCTGGGGCTGGGCTACCACTGTGCGACTGATGGGTGCCGCTGGTGCGAGGAGGATGACAATGGGTGAGTTCGTCTACGTGCCCGAGCCTGGGGCTGTGCAGTGTGAGTGTGGGGAGTGGTGCGACGAGGCCCCGTGTCGTGAGTGCCTCGCCCGCCAGCTCGAAGAACGCACTGAGCAGCGCGACGAGCACGAGTTGCGATATGTCGAGGCAGCGCGGATTATTGCCGCCCTCGCCCGCCAGCTCGCCGAGGCGAAGGAGGAGATACGGGCAGCCCATGGCATGGCTAGGGAGTCTGCCGGTGCCGGATCGTGCGGCGTCGGGCGCTGTGATTGCCGCTGGTGTGTGGAGGCCGACGATGAGTGAGACGCTGTCGGAGAAGCTGGGTCGTCTAATCGCTGACCATCGCAAGCTAGAAGCCGAGCGCGAGTGCCTCGCCCGCCAGCTCGAAGAGGCGAGGAGGGAGGTTGCATACATCGTTTCGGAGTGGAATGAGGTTGGTCCGGTCTACAACCCGTCGGTTGAGGTGATGGAGAGCCTCGGCAGAGTATTCGGCCTCGCGGTCAAGTATGGACGGGCCGACAGTGGGTAGCGGGATCGAGGGTCCGCTCCTCGACGAGCTGGACGCCTGCCTCTACGGGCGCCGTTGTCCATGTATCGCGAGGGCCATCATCCGCAGGGAGAGCGGCGAACGGTTCATCCTCTCCCCGATTGCGAGGATCAAGTGACCAGGACAAGCCTCGGTTGGCACTTTACGGGTAACACGCTTCGCGACGGTAGGCCGCTACCCGCGGACGGAGAGGTATTGCGTCACGATGGTGAGCTGGTCATGTGCAAAAGCGGTTTGCACTACTCCAAGCGGATTATCGATGCTCTGAGGGATGCGCCCGGGTCCACTTGCCACCGTGTCGAGGTATCCGGCGGGTGGTACGAGGGCAATAAGGGGGTGGCACGGGAGCGGGTAATCCTCTGGCGAGTAGACGCCGAGGCGGTACTTTTTCGGTTT